CATATTATGCGTTTTGTAATTTTCCAACAGCAGCGCCCCAGTCACCATCTTTCTCAGCAGCTGCAGTTAAACCACTAACTGTTTTTTTAGCTTTAGCTTCGTCAAAATCATCACCGTGTTGTTTTTTTAGAATAGCCATAGCATATTCTTCAAAGTCTTTAGCATTTTTTACTTCTGCTTCATTAACTTCTTCAGATTCTTTAACACCCAAATTACTTTTTGCCACCGTAACAGCAACTCTGTAAATATGTTCAGTACCTTCATCTGATGTAGATCCAAGAGCTTTAGTAAGTTCTTTGATATTATCTTTACCGTCAAAATTAAATTTAGATAAGTTACCTGGATTTACCCCGAAAAATTGAGAAAGTTTAGTAATACATTCTTTCTTTACTTGTTCTTCTTGGCCACCTTCATTTAAAGATTCTTTAACTTCTTTAGATTCGTAAACAGAACCTTTAACATCTTCAACGTTAGTGAATTTTTTTAATTCCTTTTTAGCATTTCCTAAACTTTTAATAATTGTGTCAAGAACTCCTGGGTCAACATCAGTACCAGCTGATGCATTATTAAAGAAGTTTTGTAAATTTTTTGTAGTCAACCACAATTCATCTTGAATCATTTTTCTAGGAAGTCTATAAAAAACTCCTTCACTCATATCAAACTCTTCTGATTCTTTAACACCATGTTCTTCAACATCTTTCTTACCCGCAGGTTTTGCGCCAGTTCCTATTTCCCAATCTTTTTTGATTTCGTTAAAGAACTCTTTCTTTTGTTCTTCTGTTAAATCAGCTGGAGATTTTGCGTTAAATTTATTAAGCTTTGCTCCAAAGTAATCTTTATAGGATTTTTGTAATTCTGACATCTGTTTTTCCTCAGCTTCGCGAATTGCTCCTACCCATTCTGTAAACTTTTTCATGTTATATTATGATTTTATTTTTAATACTATTTTCTTCCGTAAAGATTATCAGCACCGCCGTAATAACTATTTGTTTCATCTTCAATAGTTTTTACAACATCTTTTTTCTCTTTACCTGTTTTTTTCGCAAGAAGCTCAATTATGTCACTATCAACTCGCATATTTTTGCTCAGACAATAAACTACTGTAGAGACGCATTTATTAACTGCGTCTTTGTCCTCGTCATTCTCGAGCTTTGTATAAAATTTGTCTAGAAGATTTCTTCTCAATGCTTCTGACGTTTCATCAGTAGTGTTGATTGTTGACTTCATAGCTCCTGCATTGGTAGGTGTAATAACATTACCTGCTGGAGTTGGACCTTTTTTACCTTCAGTAATAAATTCTGAATAGTTCTTCATTTATGATCTAATTTAAACTATATATCTTTGCTGAGGTATGCTAAAATTTTACCTTATATTTCTTGTATGGGAATCCTTGTTCTTGATAGATTTGAATTCTTGCTTCCGCATGTTTCATTAAATAGTTTTTTCCATTTTTACTTGACTTGCTTGTTGAAAAATCATCAACGAAATCTATGATAGTTGTTCTTTCCTTGCCTTCAAATAATCTCATTCCACGACCAATTGATTGACGAATGATTTTTTCAGACTTATAAGATTCAACAAAGTAAACATTATGAATGTTGTTAATTGAGATACCTGTACTGAATGTACCAAATGATGCAACCATTATTTTGTCTTCACCTTCTTCCATACGGTGAATATAATCATCACGTAAATCTGGTGATGTGCTTCCGTCTACATAAAAGACAACTTTATCATTTGTTTTTTCTCGGATATAATCATAAATCCTTTTTCCGTATCCGTCTTTTACATTTTGGAAAAGAACAAGTGAGTTTTTAGTTGAGCGACAAATAAAGTCACAAACAAAAAGAAATCTTGAACGGTTATCTATAACTAATCTTCTTTCAAGATCCAATAATTTAGATCCTTCAATTTCAGCTTTACGACTACGGAGTTCTTCCAGTTTGTCACGAGCTTCAGATTCAAGATAGTCCATTTCAACAACTTTAACGATAATTGGAGTTGCGAATTTATTTGCTGTTAAGAAAGAAGCACTAATGTTATTTACAAGTGGTCCTAAGTAAGCTTGAACTGTGATTGCTTCAGTACTTCCATTTTGTAACATGGTTCCTGATAAACCAAAAGCATATCTGGAGTTAATACAGTTAACAAGAATCTTTTTGATTGAACTTGCTTGAGTATGGTGAGCTTCATCAACACAAACAGTATCAATATCGTCAAAGTATTCTGGAGCTTGTTTCACAAGTGTTTGATAAGTACCTATTGCGAAGTCAACACTCTTTTTTGCTTTGTCAGTTCCACCATGTAACATTTGAGTTTGGTATCTTAACTTATCATTATTGTAAAGTTCAAAATCTTCAACAGTTTGTAAGATTAAGTTAGTGTTAGGAACAATCATTAAGAACTTACCAGCACCTTTACGATTTTGTAAATAACCAAAAATCATAAATATGATTAATGTCTTTCCTGCTGATGTAGCAATTTCACTAATACTTCTACGGTATTTAAGAATCGGAATACATGCGTCAACTTGATAATCACGTGGTACTATTTTTGGATGATCGGTAAAAAACTCAGTAACCCATTGACGAAAATCTTCTTCATCAAATTCTTCATCTATAACATTGCCGAATCCTTCAACTTGTAAGTCAAATCCGTATTTTTTACAAGTTTCGTTTAATTCATTCCAAAGACCAACAGGTATTCTGTTGTACTTATCAATAAATGCAATATAGCCATCCCAGATTTTCTTTTTTACAAGTGGGTGGAATCTCCAATTAGTAATTCTTTTCTTAAATGAAAATCTTATTTGTTCAAGTTCTATTTCTGAGCATTCAGTTATCTGTAAGAATCTGTTATCTGGCGTTACTCTTGCTTTCACTTCCATTAGTAGTAATTTTATGCTGTGGTGCAATACTTGTTTGCGACAGTTCTTGCATCCCAGCCATTATGATATTTCTCAACTAGGCTTAAAAATTGTTTTTTTCTTTCTTCTAATTCATCACCACCTAAAATCTGTTCTTGAATCCCAAGCGGATGAGATATCCATAATTCAGCGTGATGAACCTTTGTTTTATATATTTCCTCAAAAGCAATGATGTATGCAGCAAGCTGTAACTCATACTTATGTATTGTTTCTTCGTCTTTAATTGAACTTGCACTTTTAAAGTCACCTATTACAAGTTGTCCGTTTTCATTTACAAAACAGAAATCTGCAGTACCAGCAAATAAAGCTATGATTGACCAAATGAATCTTTCAGTAAAGATTACTTTTTTAACTCGGTCAAGATATCCTTCGTAAAGATAATTATAAAATAGCTCACGACCTGCTGTGATTCTTTCCATTTCTAAACCATCATGTACTAAATCGGTTGGAGATTTCTTCTGTGTGTATAATAAACAAGAATCTGCGTCTTTCCCATTCTTGATGCAGATAAAATAGTTCTCCAAAAACATGTGCATTGCAGTCCCTCTCAAGGCCGCTTTTTGTCCCAATTTTTGTAGAGCTTCTTTACCCATCGCAGCTTCAAGTTTATCCAACTTATCAGAACCTAAAATTCCTAAAACAGTTGTAACGCTAGGCATAAGTTTAAATCCACCTTCGTCGTACGATTTGTTTGCGTCAATCGTATATTTATAAAATCTACCTACTGGTGTATCAATTCTTTTTACTTGTCCCATTATCCTCTTTTATATTCCTCAAGTGCCATACGATGTTTAATACCAAAACACATTGAGTCAATTGTACCTACTGTTGAACGAAAATAGTCTAAATGATTTTGTAGCAATTCTCGTCGTTCAACGATTAAATTCAAGTCAGCATTGATATGATCATTTTTCGGATCTTTATCCAATCTTAAATCATATCCTCTTGAATAGTAATCATATCTCTCAACTTTCTTAACTCGAAATGTTGCATTTAATTTGCTTAGATGTGACATCAGTGTGTGTGTATATTCCAATGCAATTTGTCTATACGAGTACAAGTCCGTTAAGAGATCTGATAACTTATAAATGTCTTTTAGCCTTTCTGCCATATCTTGAACCTTTAAACTCCATTCATCGCGTTCTTTTGCGAATCTTGTATAAATTGGCTCGTTATTAGAAGAGACTTGTGTTTCTGTTGTTCCTTGATTTTCCATTTCTAACGATTACTATTTCATCATTCGTTTTTAACTTTGGTTTCATTTCATTCATTTCTAAATTTACGAATTCCAGATTATCTATCTGAAAGGAACAAAGACCACCTTTTATTGTATCTTTATTTTTCTCGAGCCCTAATTTATCTCTGTCAGATGTCATATATGTCATATTTGCTTTGACTAAAATACCCACTTAAAGCAGGCAGTTTGATATCTTTTCGTTTACAGTAAACAAGTAATTCAGTTAAGTCCATTTTCTTGTTCCATTCAATTGTTATACCTAAGTCACGCAATAGTTTCCTCCATAAAAAAACAGGACGGCCCTTTTCAAGTTTTGCCATTGCTGCTTTTTTACCTGCGTCATCATAGTCATATAAGTATCTTAACGATCCTAAATCAATAGGGAAGTCAATATTTGAAGAACAAGTTCCTGCTGAATTACGAAACAGGAATGAATCAAGTGGACCTTCAAAAACGGTTATAGGTTGACTTAAATCAAGTTCAAGAATGCCAAAAGTTGTAGAGATATCATCAATGTCTAAAACCTCTTGAGGTATGTCATATCCGTAGTCTTCATAAATTTTTGACAGTTTCCATGTCATATATTTTGGTTTGTATTTAAAGTTACGTATTTGGTAACCTAACACAAGTGTTGTTTCAGGGATTAGGTGAAAGATGTAAAGCTGTTCCTTTTCAGGATCCCAGGCAAATCTATTCATATCGGATTGGAGACGTTTAAGTAAATAAACATAAATTGATGACTTATCAATTTGAACAAGTTTATTCTTTTCTTCAATCACTTTGCGGTCAATTGCCCATTTCTTTAATCCTTCAACGTCAAGAAACATTGTTGGGTCAATACCTTTAACTGAGCTTGTCAGTTTTGATGTTAGTTCACGAGCTAAAACAATTTCATCAGCTGCTAGAGGTTGTTGAAAGTCTTTCATAAAACCTTCAATGTCACGATACTTACCGCAGTTATAACACTTAAAGTAAAATCCTTTTGTTAAATAAATGTTACCACGTTTTTTGTAATGATCGTGAGTAGAGTCACCACAGTAAGGACAAGCAAAGTTTAATCTTTCGTGTTTAGGATCAATGATTCTTTTCTCACCATAAGAATGTCTTTCATTTAAGATTCTTTGTAACGATTCCTTAACTGTATATGATAATGTTTCAACAGATACAACCTTAGTCTTATCTGAAAAAGAAAACGAGAGGTTATCCCTCTCGTTTTCATTGTTGTTATTATTATAAGCTTCCATATAAGTCATCATCAAAACTTGAATCATCAAGTGTTAGCTCATCAAAGTTTGATGTAGCCGATGCGACAGGAGGTACTGATTGAGAAGATGCAGCAGGTGCAGATTCAGCAATAACTGTTTTAGGAGCTTGCGGAACAGCAGAACGATTTTGTGTCTCAACAGAAGATGAGATGTGACCGCCTGGTACAGTTGATCTGATAACTCCTTGTACGAAGTCTTCAGTTGTCTGATCCCAATCTTGGTAATCATATGTGTTCAAATCAGGGGAAGTTTCTAAGAATGCTTTGATTTTAGTCAAGTCATCTTGATTCTTTTCCATTTGTTGTCCGTCAATTGTGATAGGCAATTTCTCATCCAAGAAACGACAGTTATCATAATTGTTAAAGCCAGCAACTAGTGTTACGTGAACTAAGAAAGGTTTACCTTCAAAAAGGTCAAAAGGAATGTGAGGTTTACCGAACTCAGGTTTCATTTCAGCCTGAAGTTTGTTATAGACTTTAACCCCGTAAGGCCATACCATAATCTTACCAACGTTTTCAGAATTGTTATCATCTTTTACAATTTGTACTAGGGATGCAAAACGTTGACGGCGAGAGAAATTATCTGCAAGTTTTTGCTCAGCTACTGAGTCAGATTTTTTAAACTTCCAGAATAAATCTTGTAATACAGATTTTTTACCAATTGTTGAAGGACAGTCTACCATTTTAGACTCATTCGTTGCTGTATTGGTTAACCAGCAAGACCATTTTTTCATTACGGATTTTTTAACATCCTGGTGCCAAGGCAAGAAACGAACTACTGCTTTGTAAACTCCGTCTTTACCAGATTTTGCTTCAGGTTTGAAGATTGCTCTACCGCCTCCTGAAGGCTTTTCTGTTTCTTTAAAATCGTCAAGTGATAAGTTAAAAATGTCATTTAGATTTTCCATGTTTTCTTTTAGTTGTTTTAAGTTTATAAAAATTTATCTGTGAGTACTTTAACTGTTAGATCTTAAATGCTTTAAGTATACTGTCAGCTTTCTTTTACATTTTGACTTGTACTCGATAAGTCAATCTGCTATATTTACGGTTAGTGTATCCTTGAGTTGTTTGTAGATTATATATTCACGAAGACTAAAAAAGTTTTAACATTTTTTAAATTATGATAAAATAAAATTCGTTACTTCTGATATAATCGTATTTACTTCAACATCATATTTTGATGCAAGTTGTTTGTAAAAAGATTCTTCTTTTGACTTTACGACTGTAATTTCTTCAATGATATTGTTTAATGATTGAGAATGATCTTGATGATTTTGCATTATGCTACCTAGTCTTTCATTTAACACTAAAGCATCTTCAGATTCAGCTATTTTGCCATTTTGTAATTTATCAATAAGTTCAGCAACAGTTTCTTTATTACTTAATATTTCTGTTTTAAGTGTAGCAGCTGATGAATTGAGATTTGTGTATTCCGTTACGATATCCCAAACTGTTTTTCTTTCTTCTTCTGTAAATTTTATATTACTCATATCTTGTGTAAATAGATGCCTTTAGAAGGACTTTAAATATAATTGTTATTGGTATTTAATAATTATATACAGAGTCCTTTAAATAGTTTTAATAGTTTTGGATTCCAGTGTTATTAAGACCCAGAAAGAGTCAATAATATCATCGAGTGGTTTTTCCCACAATCCACGTTTGGTTTGGAATTGAGCAGGGTTTTCAGAAATAGCTTTCCATAATCCTGTTGCTCGTAAACGTGGGTCTTCGCAATTGATAAAAGCTTCAATCATTTGTTCTTTCTTGAAGTTACCTTTTCCTGCTATAGCTTTAATTGTCATTGGTGCATATACCCAAAAGTTCGCAGGATTCAAATCATGTTTTGAATAGAGCATGTACCTAAGCATATACTGATACCCACTTATTTGAGCTAAACGATTACCAGTTGAGCCAAAAGAGAAACCTTCAATTCCTATATGTAATTCATGTTCACTCAGGCCTGTTAAATCTTTTTCTTCGTATTCCTTGATAAGACTGCTAATAGTTGCAGTTTGCATTATTGCGTCCTCAAGTGAAGATCGTTCTCTTTTTTCAAGAACAGTTTTTTTCGGGTGTGCAGGTTCATCATTAATTAAAACCACTTTAACGTCAGCCGCTTCTAAAGCAGTGACGATCCCTTTTTTAATAACTGAATTACGAGCTAACGTAACAAAAATGATTTCATTATTTGCATTCAGTATTGTTAGGGCAGGGCTCTTTATAGAATAATCAATTCCTATGATCATTTAGTTACGTTATTGCCGATAGCAGCACCTAACGCAGCTGAAACTAATCGTGATGTAAACATGTCATATAGTATTCCTTTCTCAACTCCTAAAGCACGAGCAATAATTCTACCGATTGCTGGTCCTACTACAAAACCTGCAATACCACCTAAGATCTTACCAAAGATTCCTTCGTCGATGTTTTCAATACCATGTTCAGCAATGTATTCGGACAGATCTTTATAAACACGTTCTGCTTCTAGGATTTCTGCTTCGTTTAAGTGCGAAATTTCATGTGATTCAAAAATTGGTCCATCACTACCTGTGTACTTAAATTCTTTAAATGTTTTCATTAATCTAATCGTTTTTTAATGTCTATAAAATTGTATCTGAAATTCATATTAAATGTTTTGAACTCCGCTGTGTTTGATGAATAGTTAAGTTCCAGTTCCGATATGTTTGTCATTATTATCTGATTAAGATTAACGGCAATAAATTCAAATCCTGTTTGGTCTAGGAAACTTAAAGTAATGTCAGGTAAAAAAGTTTCTTTATTGTCAAGATCATAAAAAGCTCTAAACATATCAAACATTACCCAGTAGTTTATATAACCTTCATAAAGTTTAAAGGTTAATGTAATATTACGATCAAGATATCTCTCTAAACGTAAACCGCCTTTAGATGAATAGTTATCTGTATTAAGAATTTGTTCTACAGGTTCAGCTGTTAATGGCGGAAATGTCATAGCCTGAATTGAAGCAGTCATATAATCATGTAAGTTCTCATACGGCATCGGTAATCGTTTTAAATAAGTTTCATATTTTTTAACGATTGTCGGGTAAAAGAATCCTTTATTGAATCTTACAATAAAGTTGTTATTTCGAGCATTTAAAATCATATTACAATCCTGCTTTTTTCTTTAAGTCTCTTAACATTTGAAAAGCAGCAAGCGCCATAGCAGCATAAGATAATACAGTTTTTGGACTTGATGGCTTAACAACATTTGGCGTTAAAGAACTATTTATATTTGCTCCTAATCCTGGTGTTACACCTGGGATGCTAACAATGTTTAAGTTTGATGTACTGCCGTTTCCTCCAGCACCACCTCCACCTGCGTTTCCTGCAGCTGAACTGTTTGCGTTTCCTGCAGCATTAGCAATTGCTGATTGAACTCCTTGAGCACCAGCAGACGACGGAGATAAAGAAGATTGCGATTGAGAAATTTGAGCTGATTGTGAATTATTTAAAGCAGCATTGCCTGAACTGTTACCTCCAGCTCCACCGTTAGTTCCGTTACCTCCAGCTCCACCATTAGTTCCGTTACCTCCCACGCCGTTAGTTCCAAATCCACCAGCTCCGTTAGTTCCATTCCCACCAGCTCCGTTATTTCTACCACCTCCAGCAGGATCAAAACCTAAATTATTAGGATCAAGCCCTCCACCGAAATTGGCATTATTAGGATCAGCAAAGCTATTTACATTACCTAGACCTAAGATAACGGTTGACGCAGGTCCAATGCCAGCAGCATTGCCTGCACCATTTGCTTGATTACCGATTTGATTAAATAATGTCGCGGAAAGTTCAGATAATATTTGAGACCTATTTTTTAAGTCAGCATATTGTCCTCTGTAAATTAAAGTTTCAGTTCCATCAGGATTTTTATTAACTAAATAATATTCCTTCTCAGCGTTTCCTAACAGTTTTGTTGTTAATGTATCATCAAGAAAGAATAACAATTCACGAGCACCTGGATTAGCTGCATTTAAATCACTCGTTAGGTCAATATAAATTTTTGTACTATCATCAAGTATAAAAGTTAATTTAACATTCATACCAGTTGAAGCAAAGTCCATTGTTACGTTTTGTAATTTATCAGCAGACTTTGTAAATACTTTAAACTTAACGTAATTATCAAATTTGTTTATGAATATGTAGTTAGTTCCTTGTGGGTAAACAACATTTCCTAATGTAACGCTTAAATCGGTTGAGCTATCAACACTAATGTAATTAACATCATAATAAGTATTTACATAAACATTTTGTGTTAAGAAATTAGGAGATCCTAAATACTGTACACTTGTGTTAATCGTATCAGATGTTTGATTTACAATCTTATTATAAACTTTAACAGGTCGGAATCCTTCAAGAACATTTATTCTTTGTAGGCTAGGGCCGTATTTTTTAGGATCTGTTGAAGTCCAAGTTGCTTTACGAATAATTTCCTGTCCATTTGTTTTATTCATTAATCGCATCGTATACTCAATTGTATATGATATTGCTAATGCAGCATTACGGATAATAGGTCTGTAAGCAGCAGGCGCATTAAAAGCTGTATCTTGTAACGAAGACATACTAAATGATTTAATAAAGTTCATTCCAAGTTGTTCATACAAGTCAAGTTGATTAATAACAACCCAATCTCCACCGCTATCATTTAATAGATTAATGTAATCTTCTAAGAACTGTCCGTTCCAAGTTGGGTAATACTCAATGTAATCATATTCAGCATTTTCTTGAACTACAGCATTTACGTAAGAGTAAAGGTCAGCTTGATTAAAAGAAGCTGAGTAAGAAGCTCCAGTAATAAAGAATCGGTTACCACGGCTTTCAGATGTTGAATTTATTTCCCAAAGAGTTGCATAAATCTGCGATGTCTTTGAAAAACCTACATTATTAAAAGTATAGTTATAACCTAATGTTGTTGGTGCAGTTGGAGAATTCCAAAAATCAAAATTTGCATCAGCAAGTGAAGGCAGAGCAAACTCAATGTATCTGTCATAAAAACGGTCACCTAAAAAAAGAGGAATTGGGCTAAAGTCAATTCTTTCTTCCCCTTTAACATAAACTTGAGCAGCTGGAGTAAATTTTCTTCCCGTGTCACCGTTAATATCCCATTCTCTCCAACCAATTTCCATGATAAATCCGTCAATACCTGGAAGGTCATATCCTGAAAGCAAATGTAACTTAACTCTATCATATTTTATAGTAGCACCCATTAAAGCTGATACATCTTCAAGCTTTAAATTAGAATCAATCTGAACAAGTGGAGATGGTGTATCCATATCAAGATATCCCCATTGGGTAGATTCCCTACCCATTCGCACAGCACTATAGTCTAAAACGTTTCCTGTAAGATTTATTGCTTGAGTACTGTTTAAGAATTGATATTCATTACTGTACTTGTTGTATAAACGATAAGGCTTTGCTTTAGTCGTTTGGATAGTCTCATTAGAATAAATGTATTCTAAAAGAAGGTATTCGGATATCTGTATGTAAGTTGATGTAGCCATTAAAATTTAAACAGTGTATATTGAATGCTGAGTCCGACTCCAAAGTAATATCCAAGTGAAAGACCTGGACCTGATACTCCAACGCCTACTTGAGGACCTGCACCAAAACTCCATTTCTTTGGAGGATCTTTAGGACAAAGTTTATCAGTAGGTATGAAAGTGCCTTTTATACTTGTAGGTTTAAACCCTGGGTAATTGCTTTTAACAAATATTTCAAAATGATCATTAACTTGAGTAAGCCCAGTTACAAGATCAAAACTAATATCATCAATTAATATATTCGTTTCCGAATTTAGTACTTTTTTATCTTTAAGTTTTACTGTCGTTTCGCCTTTAAGTCTTCTAGAGTTTACACTATCATATTGTTTATAAGATTCCCATTTTGTAACAAAAGAGCCTCCTAATGAATCACAAGGCTGTCCGCTTGCTATAGTTATTCCTGGAATAGGATCTACATGTACAGTAGTTAATCGGCCAATAATTTTTGTTAGCTGAGCAACTTGTCCTTTTTGTTTTTGTACTTCAGCTGCAAGATCAGCATTTAGTGTTTTTAATTCTTCAGCGCTGGAGATAAACGATCTTATTTGATACTGTAATTCACCAGCTCGATTTTTTGAAACACGAACTGAATCTACGAGAGCAGCTTGATTATTCTTTGAGTTTGCTAAATCTGATTTTAAAGATTTAGTTTCTTCACATTGTCTAAATAGGAAAAAACCTAAAAGGACAATTCCGGCTAAAAGAATTAGCCGGAAGTCAATGTTTTGTAATTTTGTTTTCATTATATTACTTATGTTTATCTATTGGTTCTTAGTTCTTGCATATCGTACGATAGCTTGTCCACTTACTGTTAAATATCTATAAGGCTGAACAATCATTTGCTGTGGGTAAGTACCTGATGGCAACCCATAGTATGAAGCACCTAATGGAGTATCCGTATGTAATATAGGTTTAGAGAACTGTACTTCTAAATTAAACCCTGTGTTTTCAGTGTATGGCTGTTGCTGTATATCTGCATCCGTAGCAAAATTTTGCGTAGGGGATATTCTCCACTGTACATTAGTATTTCGTTCAAATGCTTGATTCCCCCATAGTGCATACATTGCACCAAGATAACCAACAAATGCGGTTTGTTTTTGCTGTAGCTCTTCCCTTTGTGCATATGTACCAATATTAAGGTTAGATATTTCAGCGTAATTAAATAACAGTCTAGCATTTCTTAATGAATTATCGCTTTGCCCAAATGCTGAAAATACAGAATCACCAGGAGAATCATTAGCAATTCCGAATGTGTTGGTTGTGTTTAATAACGGATCTGTTAATATTCCAAAATTTATAGATCCTCTTAAAACAGCCATTTCTTGCCAACGATATCGTGCATGAAACGCTAAAGTTTCTAATATGTTTCCATTCCAACTTCTAACAAAAGGTTGATTGTTTTGTGGATTTACATATTGAGTAAGTCCATTGTCATAAAAACTAGGGCTCCAGTCACTAGTAACATTTAATAAATTAGATCCTGGGCCTATTCCGGTGCCAGGCTGATATCTTGCCCTATTTCCTATTGAAGCTTGTGATGCAGTATATTGTGTATTATTTACATCGTCACCAACAATTGCTGTACCTGGGTACCAGTTTTTATATGAACTCCAATTGCTTAGCCACATTCCGTTACCGTAAAGATTTTGCGCAATACCTAAATCATATTCAGATTCAGACCAAAATGCTTCATCCGGTGTATATGTAAATCTTAAATACTGTGTAAACCTAGGAGTACCTAAATCAACTAAACTTTTAGCTGCATTACTCTGATTCCCTATCCAAGGATTATTAGCTTTTACCGTAATGTTAAAATCTACAAGAGCAAATTCAGAATTTATTCGTTTCATTCTAATTGCTGTCGCTGGATTTTGTAAAGGAGTAGATTCACTTAATGTATTCCACCCATTATCATAATTTGTATTAGGCGTAAATAATTCATAGAAATGATCAATGTTTCTTCTTACAGAAACTCGATTTGCTCCAGTTAAACCAGGCGAAGTTGCTGTAGATGTGTTTATTGGAGTTGTTGCGCTTGCAGACCCGCGTAATACTTCAAATGTCATTTGTAATCTTTCAACTTCCCAAGCATCTTGAGAACTCTCTATGGCTACAAAAAAATTATTAGAGTTCATTATATTTGGATCTGGAGTTGGCGGGTAATCAGAGCCTTTTCTTAAAAATGCACCACACAAATACATATCATTTTGGTTGGTAGGCTGTATAAAATTTTGTTCCCATAAATCTTTAGGGAAGTAAAGTTCAGCATACCCGCCGTATTGGTATCTACTAACGCCTGCTGTTGCGCCTGGCACAGCAGAGCCTGGCATAACCGCATAAACAACAGCCTCTGGATAATTAACGTTATTTAATTGTGACCCTGTGTATAAACCTGATGCATTTTTAGAAAAACTACATGGGCTGTAGTCTGTCACACCAGATCCTGTACATGCGGGGTTATCTTCTGTTCCATTAACGCCTCCAGTCCACGCATTCATAAATCTTAATACAAGATCTCTATTTTGAGAATCATAATATGGTTTGCCGTTTGGCGTTTTAGCTAAAAAGTTTATTCCAATTTTTACACCCTCGTAATCACCTACTATTGGTGTTTGACTGATCCTAACAAAGTAGTTATCGGATACAGCAGGATTATTAGCTTGTGTCACACTTGCGGCTGAGCCTGAAAGCGTACCTATATTTGTAGGATTCGTATCAGCCACATTTATAGCTGAGTGTGAAGGGCAAATAAAAGCTTCGGCGTCTGGTGTAGAAAATCTAGTATCAAGCGCACCGGATGGCTGTGAATTACTTGGGTTAAGATACATTATGCCAGGAGTTGGTTCAGTTGAACAAGCTGCGTCAAGGGAACGTATTTTTATGTTCCAATACGACTCAACGCTATTTGTTGATTGCGTATTACCGGTGCAACAGGAACAACCATGAATAACATTACCACCAAATCGATATAATAAATCAATGTCTTGTGCAGACGTAAAAAGTTGTGAAAATGTTTTGGTTACCGTACCACCAGTTTCAGGATTAGGAAAAGGACCTGGCCAAGTTAAACGTTGTTCATTTGGGCCATTCGCAACAGTGCCACAGCCGTGTTGCACAGAACTGGCAATATATTCAAATTCAGTGAACGGCGTTCCATAAGTCATAAACAGCTCAACTGTTTTACCATTATTACCTCTGCTATACTGACCCGAACTTAAACCAGTTGGATATGGTGTGCCTGAACATAAATAGCTTGACGCTACCTCAAATTCATAATTTCCCGCAGGTAATCTGATTTGTTTAGTAGAGCTATTATACCAGTTAGCGCCTTGCGAACCCGAAGGACCACCGCCATTTACTTCAACAACATCAACGGTTCTTGCTGTGCAAGGTGTGAATTCAGGTAAGTTGAACCAAGTAAAGAGCGGACGGTTGTCTCTTCCATAATTACAATTGTCACTATCAGTATCACATTGCTGAACAACACCTTGCATACCGAAGGCTGTGGTACTGCCACCTCCAGCAATTTCAAATTCCCACGGACCACTATTTTGTACCGCCGTTGCGTGCCAAGCAAAAGTATTTTTTGGTGACGTTTGTACTGTAGCGCCTGTTGTTGTAAAGGTATTTGAGCCCGTGCTTATTTCTGGTGGCGCAGGTGGGTTATTTGCTATTATTTGTCCATACTGCGTTCCAGTAAACACTGAAGGCACATTAGGAGTATTAAAACTTCTATTGTAATATCTTACATATCCAGGCGACATATTAATTGGTCGGCCATCTATATTATTTAAGAAATCGCTATTTCCTATTAATGGTGATGTAATTACGGTTGCGTCTATTCCTGTATATCCACCAAGAAATTCTTGTGTAACAACTTCTTCTAAATGCAGTCCTGCTCTTCGAGCTGTGCCGCCAGTAGTAACCGTACCTGAGTATATTGGAGTATCTTGGAAAAGATTATCTTTTTCTTTTTTACCAAAATGATCAGTGAATACCATAAATGTACCGCCTGTGTTATCAGTTTTAGGAATCCAATATTCTCTTAATGATACTTCATTTTGCGCAGATTGAATAACAGTATTAACTTTCTTATATGGAGAAACACCTGTTTGTGGTCTTGCAGCGTTTGGAGTTTTTTCTAAAAATGATAATATAAGTTTTGGCGAGTTTTGTCTTTGCATTTGAACATAAACTTTTGTAAGATCATCAAAAGTGTTCATGTTATTACCACCGCTAAAACCAAAGCCTTCTCCGTAAACAAAGTTATTTAAACGAACATTTGCGCTACCTCTTAAATCGATTGTTAATACTGGATCTATATAGATTTGTGTAAACAAATTGCCTCCACCTGCGTTATTTCCTGTGTATATAGTTGGGCCAAAATCCGAAGGCATATCATTTAATCCTGCCCATTCAGCAGCTATTGCTCCCGCGGGTGCAATATAAGAAATTGATATTAAATTTGCTAAAGGGCCAGTTGCGTTAAATTCAGTAGGGTGTGGGTAAACAACTGCAATATAATTTGAGCTTGTTACTGGACTACTGAGCCATATATTTAATGGGGTAGGCGATACATTATATGTTATTCTACTTGTTGTAATACGGCCTTCATTATCTGTTACTAATACCCAATTTAAAATGGTAGGTGTGTATGGTAAGAAATTGAAGTCTGTTCTAATGTAATTTGATAAAGCAGCGCCTGTGATTGTGATTGTTGAATTCGGTGGGTAACCAAAACCTTTCTTTTGAATTAAACGACCATCTCTAGACCAAGCCTTTTCAGCTGCAACTTCTAAACGAACATATTCGGAATTTGTTGCTTTTTTATTAATTAATGCGGCTGTACTTATAGAAGATGTTTCATTATAACCAGCATACAATACATTTCCATATCTATTACGTGAACTTGTAGCATTTAATGCACTTACAGGACCAACCGCATCAGCATTTGACAATGGCAAGTAATTGATGTATCCTGTGTTAATGTTAAGATCCAACGATGGGTAAGCATCAAGATCCCAACCAGCAGCATTACCTACAGCAATGTTACCGTTTTTATCAAACACAATTTTCATATGACTAAGAACATCACGTGTTCCTAATCCTCTCTGTTCCCATTGTTCATAAGCACGGCCTCCATCACGTCCTCTAGGAATTGTAATAATACCTAATTCCCCATGTGAACTACTTATAATTGCAGCTCCACCATTATTACCATGTCCAACAGCTGTTGCTCCTTGTGTACCTAAGATCCATCTCGTGTTATCTTGGTTATCACCTGTTGTGTTTTGACCTGTACTTGCTCCGCCATTTGCGGATGACAAATCTCTGTATAAGTTAAACCCTATATATGATTGCGGATCCCAGAAAGCATTTCCTGTCCCCCCATGTTTATATGAATTATTTAATACAGTAGAGGGTGATGTAAATGGAAACGCAAAGTTTGCATTAAAAACACCACCATAAGGAACAGCGTTTCTTGTTGGTGTAATAGAATCACGGTTAGGATAAACAGCAGCATTTGCTGAATATTGCGATGTTAATGTAGGACTACCTAAGTTAGCCAATGAACTTACGTTAAACACATAATATTGGTATTCATAAATACCTACAGGATAATTATATGTACTTCCTAAATAATCAATAGCAACTTGATTTGCTGAATTTGTGTTTGTCGCAGCTGTACCATAAAAAGGATAATTAATGCCTAATCCTGGTGAAGTACTTCCAGCAATTGTATAACCAGGAGTCCATAGTTCTTGACCAAATTCTGTTTCATTATATGTATTTTTACCATACATATGAAATCTTGCTCTTGGATATAAGTTATGAATACCTACACCTGTGTTTGCAGCAAATCCTGTTGCTGTGTTTGCAGAAATATTTAAAGGAGCTAAAGTAATTTGGAATTCTTTACGATACGCCTCAACACCATTTCTACCAATTGTTACATTCATAGCATAAGGTTGTGCTCCTAAGTGCATTGAACTTACTGTAGAGTTTCTCCAAGATTCAGTACGAACAGCGTTTCTAAATTTATCAACTGTTACTTGATTTACAACATTACCAGTAGGAATAACTTTTTCATCAGTTGTTGTAACAATGTTACCTAATAAGATATCAGTTAATGCTTGTCTATTAGAGTTAACAACTTGACCGCTAAATGCAGCTGCAGCAAAAACTTTTGTTGGTAATGTAGCAAAAGCATTTGTTCCTGCTGTATTAGCAAAATACGTAAACGTTGGATCTGAATCTCTTAAATTTTCTTTAACATGAACATGCATTTTAGCGGAAGGTTCAAGAGGTCCTAAATCGCTTCCACCTGTAGCTCCAACGAATGTACCTATACCTATATTTCTAAAAGGTGAAACATATAATGAAGGTAAACTGTTATGCTCATTGTTTTGAGGGTCTTTATCAGTATCATTAATTGGTGAACTTGCAGTTGCTCCATTAACTTTAAATTGTGAAGTATAAAAAACTAATTCCGATAAAAAGTATGATCCTGTAGCTCCTGAGCCACCACCTGATGCTGTAGTTGTTGTAAATCTACGGCCACGTTCTAACATACCAGCATTTCTGATATAATCATTAGTGCCAGGCGCTATTGTATTAAATTGTGATTCTGATAATACAGATGTTCCGTACCAAGTACGACGTGTTAACATGCCATCAGTGCCTGACGTGGTATCGTGGTTACCTGCAGTTGCGCCATAAGGAACACCATCGCCTAAACCATATTCCCATTGGTATGGAGTTAAACCATTACCTGTTAATGATTTACCATTAATTGCTGAAACGAATCCTTGATATGTTCTATATCTAAGCGATGAGCTTCCTAATGATTCAACATAATTTCCGTTTGCACCTGTTCTATGGTCACTTGATAATTTCATATCAGTTGGTAAAGAACAAACGTATTGATTTGATGCAATGACTCTTCTAAAGTCAAGAATCATTTCGCCGTAGTTTACAGTTTGATTGCTACTTAATGGAGCATTTACAGGATCCCAAGTTATTAACGGATCTGGAGCGTATCTTGATGTAAATAAATGTAAAGTTTTTGATACATTATTATAGTTTAAATCACCATGGCCATAAGGTTCAGTTGGTTGTGGGTACAAGCCTTCTGTTTGTCCATCATCTGCAACGTCAGTAAACATATAAATACCCAATGTACCGTATGTACCTTTAGTCTGATCATCTTCGTCATTTCTATGTGATAAGAATAATAAAGGAGTATATTGGTCAATCGAAACTTCATACTGAGGTTTTACCCAAAATTGGTCAGACGCGCTACTATACTGTACGAGATCTTTATTAATTGGGAATTCATTAGATTCTAAAAGATTTGGTTCAGTAAGACCAGATAACATTGTAGCAGGTCCTGTGTATCCTCTAGCAGCAACATTATTATAAAATGATAAACCGTCTATACTCATTTTAAAGAATAAACGATCAACGCCTGAGCTATATCTTCCTGGCTGAGAATTATCCAATCCTGGCCCTTCGCCCCACTTCCCTATTAAAGAAGTTTTTAATGTTCCATCATTTGCTGATGCTGATGCGTCATTCCCTGATGTTATCCAAACAGTTCCATATTTTGTTACAAGTCTTGCATTTGGTATTTTTAAATTACCTGCACCCATAGTACCAGTAGGTCCTTGAGCGTAAGGGCCTGTGCTTCCTAAATTTTTAATTGTGTATGTACTATAATCTTCAACCCATACTTGCCCTATACCTAAAGACGCAGAATCTTGAACAGGATAAAAATACCACCCTGGCCCTGCATAAAATCCTGGGTCTGGTGTAGGTGGATTAGATCCATCACCGAGATGTGGATATACAAAAGATAAATTTGCTGCATATTGATATGGGTTACCAGTGGTATTTCCAGGATAAGCTGCGCCATCTACATCAGGTGCTGTTAAATACTTCCAGTATCCATTATTTCGATGATCTAGGTATATTTCACCAGCTGCTGCTGGCGTATGATATGCTTCTAGCCATGTTAACGAAGATATAGGCCAAGGACCTATCTTTCCATAAGGAGGAAAATTATCAAAAAGAGGACCTGCTATGCTGCTATCGTAAAGTGTTTCAGCAAAAGGAACAATCCCTAAAATAGTACCTGTTGGGCCAACAGCTCCAGTTGGACCTAATGGGCCTATTTTACCCGGCAATCCAGGAATACCTTGTGGACCGCGAATACCTTGTGGACCTCCGTTTGAATTTGATATAACTTGTAAGTTTTGGTTTAGTTTGGCAACTATCGTAGCCAAGCTATCACTTTCAAGTAATTGCTTAAGTGTTAACATCCGTTTAGTATTTTTTATTCTTTATAATGTATATATTCAAGATCATATTCTTTTCACTAAAATAGATAATGCAAATCCTGAAGGCACTTTTGTGTCAAGCGTTTTTGTAATCTTGAAGTTGTAATCAGTTACTTGCGTAACAACACAATCTTTATCAATATTATAGCCTGCGTTTGATTTATCTAATTCGGTAAGCTCAAGTGACATTAACTGAACACCTTCACGTATGACAGACCAAAGATTAATTTCAGAAACATAATATAGATTAATTATATTCTTATTAAAGTAATTAGTTTTCAGTGTATTAATTTGAGGACTAGTTAAATCATGTAACACAGGTACGTCAACAGAATAATAAGGAAGTTTCCCAAATTCATCAGTATAGCTTCCACTATTAATATCTTCTATAAGTTGTCTTAATAATCTATCTTTAACATTGATGTTAATTGTTAACACCGGTTTGTCAGAATTTGGTAATTGCTGATTAGTAGAAGAATTATTTGCAGCTAAATAATTTACGCCAATTGATTGAGTTGGGTTATCAAGTACATATGTAACTTCTGTATTATTAAAAGTATTAAATTCATGTGACTTAGGTATGTTCATTGCTTTAGAAGCTAAGAACGATTTAAGTTCCTTCATTTCAGCAATTCCTTCAACATTAACCCAATCACTAGTTGTTGCGTAATCGCGATAAAATTTATCATCCCAAGAACTATTTAATGCAAAAGCAGTTATAGAATCAACAGAAACTTCATCAATAAGAGGGTATAAACTTTTGTATGCAGATTCACGAGCAATTTTTAAAACTTCGCCACTTGTCGCCACTTTGTTAATTCCGTAATTTCTTAATAATCCTGAAATTGAATAACTTGTATTAATGTGTGTATTACCTAATAAGAAATCTTTTTCATAATGATTAGAAAATTCATTATTTTCTCTTACCCAGAAACTTATAATATCACGAGCCTTAGGTTCATAATATCCACGGTGTCTTAACATGTATTCTTGCGTGTTTGTGTCAACAATATCATATCCTATTAAAGGCACGTTTGAGTATTCTTGTGGCTTATCTGTATCATCAGCAAATTGTAATACTCCATCTTTTATGATAGAATCCGGTGATACGAATCTTATTCTGTATTTTGTCGATATTTCAGTTGAACCTACATTATAATATTCAATAGCAGGGCTTTCACTATTTACTAAAAATTGAATGTTTCCTATTGTTAAATATTTTTGTGTTGACACATATCCATTAGTTCCGCCACTTATTATATAAGTTTCAACTTCATTATTTTTATCTGAAGTTGAAGTTGTATTCATACCAAATGGTTGGTACTCAAGTCCAGTATTTAAACTTGCGTAATTTGCTACGTTTGTTCTACCAGCTTTTTTCGATGTAAAGAATTTTAAAGAAAGCGGGTTAATACTAACTTGTCCTACCTGTGAGTCAAAAAAGTTACGAACAGAAACAAATCCTGCATTTGGATCTTTTGACGCAGTTGAAAAGGAACTAAAGAAACCCTCCTTAGTTAATTCTTTAGGGTAAACCCTAATATAAGTCTTATTAATTATAAATTTTGTTAAATCATTATTATAATTATTTACAGTAGTGCTTAATTCGTTTAACATATTAAAAGAATATGTAGGAAGCACATTTTTAAATGGCATTACAATTTCACCTGTAACTGAATTTCGCATACTTGCTGTAAATTTTCTAAAATCCAAATTACCGCCTAATCTTTTATTTCCTAATTGTAAATATCCTCCACCTAAGAATCCTTGTCTTGGCCTTGCTACTTGATTCTGAAATGGGGAGAAATAATTAAAATAAATGTATGGGGGAAGATTATTAAGAGGCCCGTATGGTAAAAATGATTTTAACGCTAAAGAAACTTTACCGGAAGATATAAACGGTAACTGATTTTGATTTTCATTTTTAAGAATATCATTCATCACATACTGTAAGAAATAATTATTATGTCCACTTTGTGTACGGTAATCATTTACATACACAGTAAAAATCATAACGATTGTTTTATAAGTATCGTTTTTTATTACTTCAATTTTTACAGGAGTTTCTTTATCAAAATTAACACCAGGCTTTACAAATCTTGCAACAGAAGCGAATTTGTAATCGTCAAAATATGTTGAGTCAGATATTTCAATTGGGTCAATGCCAGCATCATCAAAAGTAACAGCTTGTATTTTCACACCTCTGAAAACTGTTTGAGATTTGCCTAAGCCATTTATGTATCTGAAAAAAGTAAATCTTTCTTCTCTAGACTTTGTAATTTTATCACCTGAATAAGTTTCTTCAGTAGGGTATCCTACACTAAAGTATTTTGTAAACCAATCGTTTTCGTTATTTGTTGTAAGTAATTCATACCAAGTTTTACCATCATATGCAACATCGTCAAGTCTTTGGAACATATATGATCTTGATCCTTCCAATGCTGAAACAAAATAGTCTTTTGGTGTAGCGTCTATATATGGGAATTCATTAGTAAGTACAGATGTATCCGTAAAGTCAATCTGATCACTTGGCGACATATTATTAATGCCGAAAGCCATTGAGTTATTTAATCGATAATAATTATCTCTTGCATCAGTTCCTTCAAGAACCCATTTATTTACATAAGGTACAACAATAGACTTTACTGCCCAATCTATATTAAAATTTTCTCTTAAACGATCATATTCAGATAAAAGTAACTGATATGTAAAAGCATCAAGATATTTACCTTCATTTTTTAAATCTTGTATTATACTTATGTCATTAACACTTGTGATATCTTGCAGACCAGCAAATCCATTAAATTGTTTTAAATCGAGATCTTGTTCATAATTGTACTTTGTTATTATTAGCTCAGGATTTAATAATGGCGAAATTGGAATGTATTTAATTTTTAATGTTTCTGGGTAAAAGATTTCTTCAGCTCCAGTTTTTGCATTTTCTGTTTTTAAATAAATTCTTTCAAAGTTTCTTTTACCTGTACCACGATAATTATAATTATTTTGGTAAATAGTATAATCTGGTTTAGGACCAACTGCTAAGTAAGGATATTCATTTTTATCATAAACATAAAGCGGGTAAAATGTATTAAATAAAATTTCAAGATTTGCGCTTGGGTCTGTTCCCATTGCCCCGTTAAAAGTTAAAGTATCAATATTATACCAAATATTATCATTTGGATTTTTTACTGAAATCTCAAGACTAAATTTATCTCTAGATTCTAACTTATAGTTTTCATTTATACTTAATTCAATTTCTTCGTTTTCTTTTAGTGTTTCTTTATAAAAATATGGAAATATTTCTAATGTTGGTGTATAAGAATAATCAGAAAGTATAAAGTCAAAATCAAATTCTTTAATAGGATATAAAGAAAATATTCCCATCACTGGTTTATACACATCCCAAGCAACGATTCTTTTATCATCGGTTATATAAATTTCCTGTGTAGGATTTTCAATCTGAATAATTAAATTTTCATTTAAACTTGTGTAACTTGAGATTTCATCAACTTCATTATACGTAGGTTCTTCTAAGTAAGGCAAACTGTATAAAAACTTTCCTTGTACATCCCAACCTTTAATTTGACTATACATCCCTTTTAAAGACTGAAACCATTGATTGTTAATTTTATTATCGTTTAATGCGGTGATTTCCCCAATGTTTAGTGTAACATTTGATGCAGTTACAGATGCAGCATTATTTAATTTAATATCATTTGCATTAACGTCAACTATAAAAGTATTGGCTGGGATTCCATTACCAGAGACAGCCGCTCCTACATATAGATCACTTGTATCAAGTTTAATTGTCTTTGACCCATTTACCGTATTGCCTAAACGAATAGATCTTCTATCGATGAAATATTTAGTTCCATCAGTGTATGATACTTTAGCTCGATTTCTTTTTCTCCTAGTTCCACCAATAAAATTTTGTTTTATTTCTGATGTTGAAGTTAAAGAATATGCAACTTCGTATGTTTCGCCAGCAACAAGTTTTGATATGTCAAGCGATATCGGTAATCCTGAATACTCAAAAACATCACCTACGAGGTTATCCCAAAAAAGTGTACCTGTAGAAGTTAAATTTGCATATGTACCCCCTAAACATTTTAATTTCCCTGAAACTATTGCGCCTAAGTCATTTTTTTCAATTTTAATGTAATAATACGTATCAGTAGGTTGGTCTACATATTCAACAAATTTAGTATTAAGATTTATGTTTAATAGAGGAGAACCATCAATCGTAATCTGTGACAATTTTTCCTTTCTATTACAAAAGCCTTTTTCATAAAAACCTACATTTGTATAATAACTTGTTGGCTTTAAATTTCTTGTTAAAAGAATTGTGTTTCCATCTTCGTATTCTAACTTACCTTTAAGATAAACTTTGCTTCCTTTGGAATATGATTTAACAGGTATGTTATCAAAAGTTGAAACAGCTTTAGTTATTGCAGCAGCAACTTGTTCAGCTGTTCCTTCAGGAGAGAAATGTGTAATGTAATCAATACCATTAGGATCATAAATTGGATAGTCCCAAGAATCGCCAGGCTGTAAACCTGTGCCATTAGCTATTAGCCTCCAACGGAATTGCCCATAATCTTGTGGTATAAAAGCATCTAATTTATGTGTTGTGTTTCCTAACTGTGTTTTAATAACTTTCCCATTATCAACACTTATTTCCCAACAGTCACCTACTGAATATGTACCGCCATATAAATTAATTGTTAGGTAAGTGTCTAATTGAAGATTAGTACTTATAGGATTTACATAATAAGTTTGCTCACCATCAAAATGTTTACCTATTAAAGCAAATCCATTTATTATTGTTGACGCTGGCGCATTACCTGTTAAACCTAAATTTTTAATAATAATACTATACAATGCTACAGTAACATCAAACGTAATATCTGTCCCTGGCAACCCACCTACTTCAGAAGCAGGTATTGTAATCGTATCACCAACAACATAATTAGATCCTCCTGAAATATGAAGAACTGTCATTACACCTAAATTATCATAGCTTACTGTAAATTTTGCTCCTGTTCCATTGCCTGAAGACGTTGTGTTTATTACATTATATGTTATCTCTAATAATGTTGCTGGTGAAATTGTTAATGTACCAGAACCGCCTATAGGAGTTAGGTCAATTGTAATAACATCTGATAATGTGTATTGCGTGCCAGGTAAATTTAACGAAACAACTGTAACAGCACCAGTGCCATCAACTGTAACATTAAAATTAGCTCCTATGCCATTTCCGCTATTTGATAACTGTGGACATATTGTAATACCAGGAGTTGCACCTGACACCGTATTAGTTTGAATTGAGCCTAAGGAAAAAACAGGTTGTCCTTTTGGCTGAATTTGTGCTATATTATTAAATGCAATAACAGTATTTAAACCTGTAATTTGGTAATAACCGCCACCTATAATATAAATAAAGTCGCCTAGTAACAATTCAGATGCATCTTCCACAGCAACCGGTGTAATATCATTCACAGGAGGCTGAATGTAAGTAGACGATGTTGTTGAAGTAAGGTAATCACCTATAAAGTATTTTACTTTTACATAATTACCTAGAACAGTATCAGTTACTTGAACATAATATTTTTTAACGTCATCGTCAAAAGAATAGTCATTATAATTTTCTACATTTATAATAAATTCTTCATCCTCAGCAATTACACCAGTGCCTGCTTGGTCAAATAATTCCAAAACAAGTTGTGATTTGCCTGAGTCAAGTAGTTCAGCTTTTAATTGAGAAGTGATATTTGTTACACCACCATATGAACTAATGTTTTCTTCGTTATCAAATAACTGTAATTGTGTTGCTCTAATATAATCTTTTGATCCTGGTACACCATAATCAACTTCAGTTAATTTATTAACTCTTTTAAATACATCATTTCTATCTTTTACATAAAAGAATCTTAAAGGATCGTCAACCATTGCAGGCAAAGGTAATTTGCCTATAACGTTTCCTTGGTACTCAGGTATGTTTGTTGTGTTATTTGTAAAAACTGAATTATGATAATAATGTATAGGTAGCTGTATACCATCAGGATTAGTTTGTGTAAACTCTCTTAAAGTATAAGGCTCGCCATCAACACCAGGTTTAGGTGGTGGAGTTTGATAAATAGGTAAAACTGAAGGATCTGGACTTGATAGTGAAGGAACTTGTATCTTGCCTAAAACTGAAGGCTCAATTTGAAATTCTGCAAGTTGGTTCTCGTTTACATAAATTCCAAAATAACGATTAATGCTATAAAGATCAGCTTCGTCATCATCAAATAAAAATTCTAAGTTTAATAAATTTGAACTAATAATTCCATTACGTTCAAAGCCATTTGTCACAAATTCTTCAAATTCTTTAATAGGACGATCTTGTTTATAATAATCATATAAGAATTCACCTTTTGCTGTCATTGTGCCATCTTTATATGAAAGACCATTCCAATATGTAGCAACATCAGTTTCCCATGAAACCTCAATTGGTCTTTCTTGATAACGAGGATCGTTAACAATTTTTCTAATATACGAACCTAGCTTAGATGAGTTTCGCATATCAAAAGTTTTTATCAGTCTTGCTCCAGCAAAGAAACTGTTAAACTTATCATCATTACCTTTATTTAAGTAAGAATCAATATTAAGAGGTCCGTCAATTCTAAAAATTAAAAAGAAATCTGGTACATCCTTTCTTAACCAAAGAGGAGCTAAAAAAGTAAAATCTTCATCATACAACTTACTTCTTAATTGTTCAACGCCATAATTGTAAAAGTTATCATATTGTTGCTCAAATGTTCTTTTTGTATTTAAGTATTGGTTGTCAAATTGGTAAGGCTCAAATACTATATTACTTGGTGTTTTACCTTTTTTAAAGAAGTAATGTAAATCTCTTTGGTATGTTGAAGACGGACTTATAGCATATTTTTTGTATGATGAGTTTGCAAGCTCATCATTTGCGTCAAATGAGTTTAGCCAAATATCACCATTAGAATCTGTTGTAAGTTTAACGTTACCACTAATTTTAGGGTTAGTTTTTAATAACGCATAAGAAGCCTGGTCATCGTATATAGGATTTTCAATTTTATATGAAACCGGTGTGTTATCTCTTTTTGTTTTAACATAATCTTCAGTATAGCCAAAGAAATGTACTTCTTGATAATCGCGGGATTCATCTTGTGATGCACCTTGAATTTTCCATCCAAATTCCCCAGTAGTAGTGTGACCATAAACTAAATCTTGTGGTTGGGCTGCTAAATTACTCATCCTAGCAACAAGTATGTTAAGTTTTAAATGACTATTTTTTTTGCCGTCAAAATCTATACGTATACTTGCGCCATTATTATTTACGTTTGTGTTATCCTTAGGGATTCTTATCCAAGACGCATTTTTTCTACTAAAGAATCCTGTGTATTTTCCATAATCAGATACAACAGTAAGAGTCGTGCCGTCAAACGGGTTAGGTAAATTATCAAATGGCTTCCAGTATGTGGGTGAAATTTGATTTTCTAATGCTTTAATTTGTTCACTTACAACACCGGCATTTATTTTCCAATTATCTGCATCAGTTATATCGTTTTTACCTAAGTTTAGATTTATCACATTATTTGGGGGCGTAAAATATTGGTTGTTTAATGACTTCAAAGAAAATCCTATGCCAGGCTTATAATCAATAACTGTAAGAGGCACCCCTCCAGCTGTAATTAAATTAGGATCTATATCATACCAATTCAGAACCTCTAAGTCATTAAAGATTCTTTCAAATTTTGGGTCATTTACTTTAGAAATTTCCTGCGGTGATGTATATTGGAATTTCCAAACAATTTCAGGATAATATGTATTATCTTGTCCTTTTGAAATTACACTAACATTTTTATATTGTTCCCATGTATTTCTTTGTGGATAAAGAACGATAACTAAATCTTGGTCAGCACCAATTTCTTCGTCATTCCTTGTAATAGAAAGAAAAGTAGTGTTCTTTCCTTGAACAACTACTTCTCTTTCAAAATTTATATTATAAAAGTTTGGAGTACTCATAGGTTATGAGATAAGTGTTTTGATAGTGTATTTATCATAAACAATATTTTTAGTTTCTTTGTTAAATGTTGGGTAAGCTGTTGCTATAACTTGACTTAACGAAGTTTTCTTATATGTAGCGCTTACTTGAATATCAAAAGAGAATGTATCTTCATCTTGTGCATAAAGGTCAAGACCTATTCTTCTACCATAAGTTAAATTAGTTGGAGGTGTAGATCCTTTATATCCACCTATGATACCTGCGCCAGCCCCGCCTGACGGACCCCAATAATCTTCCATTCTAAATTGAAAAACTACAGGAATTACAATTGCATTTGTGTCACCGGTTTTAAGTTCTTGCGTAGCTCTAGCATCAATGCCGTTTACATTTAATTGATTAAATGTGCTTGGTCCTAAAAATAAATAAGATCCGCAAGTTTTGTTCCCTATTAAATATCTATCGTTTGATACGAATCCAAACTTATCAGGATATTCGTTTAGAGAAACTGGCTGATAAACATTTTCATATTTATAAGTTGGTGACGCAGGAGGCGCTGGTATAGGCAACACAGCAACTTTAACATTGTCTAAGAATGCCTGGTAATATCCTAATTGTGGACGATATCCATTTACTGTACTTGCTTCAAGTTCAACATTTTTAGCATGTCTGAATGTTGATGCAGCCTCAGGAGCAATAGGATACCCAGTCGTTGGGTCAATATTAACAGAAGGTAATTGTAAATTGTTGAATGTAAGCGCAGTTCCTGGAAACCCTGGGTTTATTGCTGGGTGATCTGTATGTATACAAAAATCGCTAATTTCACCAGCTAAACCGCCATTAGGGACATTTGTCAATGAATATGTTCCATTCCATATCCATGTTTCCGCGTTAACGGCACCTGACGTAGTTGGCGTTGGTGGAACATAATATCTTCCTGTTATTGGATTTTCATATAAATTGTTAACAAGTCCTACATCTTTAAATCTGCTATAAATGTATTGCCCTTTTGATTGGCCGCTTTGATAAAACGCTGTTGCGTACTTGTTACCGTTATTTGTATCATCTTTTTGTATAGAAGTTTGAACTATAGGCGTTTGGTCATATAATCTAAAGTTATTATAATCGCTATCACTAGTAGTTGGGAATAAAGTCGTTGTATTATACGGAGACACAAACGGTTGTACTGAAGGGAACACAGGAATATTTGCTGTTGTTAATGTAGTAGGCAAAGCAGCACCAATTCCACCTGGGAATCTTGAAATTAATTGTAAAGGTGTTGCCTCAGCGTTTTCTAATGAAATTTGGTATGTCTTATTTACAATTGCGCCACGTCTCTCATTAACAGGTAATAATGTTACATAATCTAAGTAATAGCCAGCAAAAAGTTGAATAACACTTCCTCGTGTAATAGCTGTTTTAGTTTTCTTATCAGGATCAATCAGATATATGCTAAGAATACCAGCAACACGATTAGCTCTATTTTCTAATTCAAGAATTCTTATTTCATATTCTTGAAGTTTTTGTAAAAGTGTAATAACATTGCCTTCAGACGTATAATATCCTGAAGAAACTGTTTCAGCATTGTGAGCATAATATTTTTGGCCGACAAAGAATGAACTTTCTAAATGGGTATCAATTCCTTTAGCAGCTAAATCATTATTAAGTTGAACTCGCACAGCTTCTGCATTTGCTTGTTGAAGCGCAATAGTTGCTTCATCTTCAGTAGCAAGATCAGTAGGAAAGTCAATTGATATAACATTAGAAGAATTTGAAAGAAGAGGGTTATCAGGCCAGCCTGCTTCAGAAACTGAAATTACATAAAACTCAACTTTTTCACCTTTACTAATAGGAATATCAATTTGGTTAATATTTACAGCATCGGGATTTTCAATATCTTCTGAAGCCCATACGTATTTACCTGTGCCTACATCGTATATTTTTGCTCGTATAGCTGATGTGTATTCATTTAAATTTGAGTAAGTACCTTTTTTAATTTGTCCATTTGCATCAATAAAGTCAAACTGCTGAACATTATTTTGACTTCCATCAGGCCTAACGTATCTCCAATAGATTCTAAATTGCATTACACTTTGGTTACCTGTTTTCTCACTATATTGTGGGTCAGGCATATTAAAGAACCCTCTAATACGAAATTTAGGTGTGTCTAATGCTGCCGGTTTTTGTTCAGCAATAACCGCAAGTTCTTTTACAATAGATGCATAGAGGGAAGATTTTGTGCTTTTCTCGCGAATTAAATTATCTAATTCATTTTTAACTCCACGACGTTCAGTATCCGAATTAAACTTACGTGAATTTAGTTCTTCTTTCTTTTTATCAATTGATTTTTCTAATTCAGTAATCTCAGACTCAAGTGTAACCTTATCAGATTGTTTCTTTCTGATTGAGTCAATCTCAGCTTGGTCAAGTTTATGATCGTTAATTGTAACAACTTTAAAGTTTGACGGATCTAACTCAGGAGCTATCGGTGTAATACCATCAACTGCTGATATTTTATTTTCTTTTGCTTGTGATAATAAAATGTTACCAAAATCAAGAACATTCTTTTGATAAAAATCTTTCATTATCATTGTTCCTGCACCAGTTTCAGTACTTAAGTCATTAGTAGCAAAAGCAACGCCTGGTGAATAAATTGTAGAGATTAAGTTTTCTTCATCATTAACAGTTCTAAAGAAAATAACATTATATTCGTTAAAGCCGATTCCTACATTAGCAATTTTAGGCGAGAATGTTTCAGAATAAAATCCTACAGGTTCACCAACGATAAAAGGGTCGTATCCATTTAATCTTGTAACTCTAACGTATTTTGTTGAATTATCAATTTCTACTATTTCATACATCGTTTCGCCTTTAACAAGGCGATCACCTATTTTTAATGAAAGCGTATCTTTTGTTAACGAAAGATTATCGGTATATGATAACTTATTAAATAAGTACCATCTCTTTTTACCTGTACTACCATCAGGATTTGTAACTTCTCTATCTTGTATGTTTACAACTAAAAAATCACCGGCATATCTTACAATTGAAAGAGGCATGTCAAGAACAGCATCGTCTGTAAAATAATTAATGTTTTGTTTTTGTAAGCCAACAAGAAGCTGCACATAATCAAGATTATTTTTACCTTTTAAGTTATTGTTAAAATAATCTTGTTTCGTTTTATCGTCAAGATTAAGAATTAATCGTTGAGCATAAATTTTTGATTCTTGTTGTGGTATGTAAGGCGTTACATCAAAACTAACTTTAAGAGCAGGTGTGTACATACTCTCAAAGAAATAATTATTTTCAGTAATGAATTTTGACGGAACTGTAAGATTACCAATTGGTGCAGGATTCTTTATAAGTGCTGCTTGGTAAATTCTTTTAAATGTTCCATCAGGCATTCTTATATAAGCATCGCTACCGTCAAATCCTGTTAGTTTTTGAATTGTGTTATCAATTCTATCAATACTGCCTTTAAGATACCCAAACGAAGGGATTGTGTATGACGTAGTTGTTCCATCGCTGTTTGAAACAGTTATAGCTACAGTATCCGCATTAGAAGTTGTTGCAGTTTGAATTGCCTGCAGTGTATCTAATGAATTATTTTGTAAGCGAATAAAATTAGCTAATATTGTGCCAAGACTATTTTCAGTCGTATTAGGTGTGCTCATATTTTTTAATTTTTTAGAATATTAGAATATATCAACTGCAAACGTAAATGTCGCAGGATCTAAACATACAAGTTCAATAATTGGAGAATTTCCTTTATTCTCAAAATCAAGATAAGTAATAAAACCAATTTCAGCTGAATAAGGGAATCCTGTGTTCAAGTAATCAGTTGCATCAGAATACACAATAAAGTTAAATTTGCCGTTTGCGTTATTTAAGTCAATACCATTAACAAAAGATATTCTTAATACTTGGCCTTTTTGCCAACTTTTATTTGTATCATCGATGTACATTACAACATCACGGTCAACAATAAGTGGGTTGTTTGGTGTGCCGTCTGTTATCTTAATATAATTTGTAAAATCTATAAGTGGTTTAACGTATGAATAACTGTTAGGATTTGATAAGAAATCATCTAAGATTGAAACAAGAGGTTTAGTTCCTAAATTAAATTGCTGATTCGTGTTCACAATCTGAACAGTCCCTGCTTGACTCTTATCTAAATAAATACCTTGACCTGGTTGTAAAAGATCCAGGTTATAAGACATTTGAACACTTGTCTGATTTTTATAAATGTTTGTTATCTCTTCGTAATTTCGTTGAATTAAGTTTAAGATGTTTGTTGTATTTGCGTAAAGCCCTGCGTTCGTTGTAATGCTATCTTCTAAAGCTGTCATTCGAGCTTCAATCTGTTGCGCAGTTTCATTAGATAAAATTAAACTTTGTAAGTTTTGAAATTCAGCATAAAGATCATTAACTAACTGATTGTTATTCATTAATATTGTAACTGCAGCATTCATTTCATTTAAAGCATCCATATAGAGCTGTAATGAAAATGGGTTATAGTTATTAATGTTTGTCTCAATTGAAGTATCTTGAGTATTCAAATCAAACTTCAAGTTAACTCGGTAAGCATAAGAGTTACCGTTATCACCTGTTAATGAATTAGGCTTATATTTTGTTAATCTTGGTATGTATCCGCCACCACTTGCAAGAGGATCTACATTATCTAGGAATAAAACTCCAAATAAGTTAGTTGTTGAATCGCTAGGATTTAATGGATCGTATAAATCATAATAAATAAGTACAGCATTAAAATCAAAAGATTGTGCTAATGCTGAATCATTAAATGTACCAAAATCTGTTATAGCGCCTTTAATTCCTGCATAAACATCGGTTTTAAATTCAACTGAAATACCATCGAGACGTGATCTTGTGTATTCTACAATTTTATAAGTACTTTCAATTTTAAACTTGTCATTTGCTGAATCACCAAATGCAGCAGGCTCTAAGAAATACGTATTCGCAATTGGATTTGGGAACCACCACTGGAACCCTGGGAATCCTTCTTGAATGTAAGAATTTGTAACAGGACTATAGTAATAGTATTCACCTAATGTACTTTGTGGATCATCAACTGTATAAGTAAATGTATCACTGTCAAAAAACGCTAATGTACTTAAACCTGCAGGCTGAACAGTTGCAGCATCTCTACCGTTTAAGTATTCAGCAGCTAAAGGATTTTCGGGTGTGTTTGTAAAAACTTTATTAGGAGCATAATTAGCATCACTAATTGAATTAAATAATACAGTTGGTGTGTTACCATGTGATGTAGGAACGTAAATATAAACTTCAGTAAAAGCATTAAAATTATTTCTAACACTATTAATGATGTTTATATCACCAACATATCTTACAACTCTTTTGTAAGTTGGTGTTTCATCTTCTTCAACCCATCTTAAACCGTATATGTTTGAACTTAATTCACTTGCATTAGCTTCACGAAAACGAATTGCTCCAATTTCCTTTAACCATTTATAAAAAACACGTTCAGAAACTGTACGACTTAATGTTGGATCATAATCAGGATCAGATGTGATCATTGATTCTAAGTTAAGACAGTAATTTTGTAATGATTCCGCAAAGTAATCATTTAATGTCTTGCTTTGGTCAATAACTGTAAACGCGCCAGGTGTATTTGACAAGCCTATATTATTTTCACCTAACGGAGAAGATTTTATGTCAGGTATGTTTAATAACGCAAATGTAGAAAACTTAAATTTCTTTTGCGAATTATTCAAAGACAGTCCTAAATCTTCTGATGCTGATGAAAACGTATAAAATGTACCACCCTGTAAACGGATTGGTTTAATTAATGGAGCTATCATTTAAGGTCTCTAATTTTTTAGTATTCAATTGAGTATACGCTATCACCTGGATTAGCTGCACTTATTACTCTCCAACCAGAATTATCATAAAATAACGTTACCGCTAATTTTTTAACGTCTGTACTTGCAAAAGATAGACTTGATATTGCTTTAAATTCAATTGGCGCAGAAGTTGCTAAATTTGCAGTTCCGATTGTAAATGTACTTAATGAAATGCCTGATGTAATTGGTGTTTGTATAAAGATAGTTACAATTTGTCCTAAATTACCTGCTGGTAAATTAATAGTATCACAATCAGATGGTGCTGTACCAGTATAAGCTGACAAGTTAAGTCTTAACACTGATCTGTTATTTAACGTGCCTGGAGCCATTGTTCTTGTTGTTGTGCCTCCTGTTAAAGTTTGTGGATCTAACAATAAACCACCTGTTCCTAATTGTGAAATACGGAATTCATTAGAAAAAGTTGAAGGCACTGCAGATGTTAATGTTCCACCGCCAACAGCTGAACCATCAAAAGTTATATTTTTATTAACAGTTAAGCTTTGTGCAACTGTTATACTTTGCGTAACACCTAAACTTAATGCGACATTTAAATTGCCTTGGAATAAACCAGTAGCTTCACATGTAAATATTTGTGCTGATGCAGGATTAGTGTACTTCTTAATAATTGCGTTACCTACATTTAAGGCTCCACCTGGGTTAAAAGAAGTGTCCAAACGTCCTTCAAGAGTATTGATTGCGTTTGTTAATTTTTTGAAGTTGTCGTTAATTGTTATACGAGATCCTGCGATATTATCCCCTCCTAACAATTCCGTGATTGAAATGTTTGCCATTTTTCTAAGTTATTTTCTTATGATTTGTTTTATATATCTAATTGCTAAACTCGGTAAGATTCCCATTTTGGATCATACCAAAACTTGCGGCCTGTTTTATCAACCATTGAACTTAATTTGCCATAACACATAACCCATTCTTTAAATGTATCACCACTTATACCATTAGGATTATACCAATCTTTTAATTGGCCACCACCTAATTGATATGCATCTCTAACACAAAGATGTGTAATTGTACATAAAAGATCAACATCTTGATCTGTTAATTGGTTGGCGGACTGAAAAGGATTAATGTTTAACCGATAAAGTATTTCAGCTCTTAAATAATTACCAACACCGTTAAACCATTTCTGATTCATTAAAACTTCGCAAATAGGTTTATTAAAATCTTTATGTTTAAATATGTTTGTTCTTAAAACAAGATTAAAATCATTATATTCAATTAGCGGACAGTTACCTCTGCCTTTATTCCAAGTATCTGCCCATTTCCACTTTGCGAATCTTCTTACGTCATAGAGAATTAAGTAATTGCCTCGAGTACTTATGAATCTTAAATGCGCATGTTTTAAAGCTGTTTCTAATTTTGCACTATCTTTCTTTATGTAAATCCAATTACCGCTCATACCCATTGAACAAGATAGTCTTTTCATTAAAACGCCATTAATGTCACCGCCAACAAGTTCAAGATTAAGCATTAATTCCTTTCCACGTGATTGAGCAGAAATAGCAAAGATTCCTCCTTCAAAAACATCAAGATCAGTTTTTACTTTTGAAACTTCTGATTTTTCAACAACTTCAAAAAATGGGTCAATGCCGACAACATTATTAATGAAGTCGGACATTATTTTTACTTCTGCTAATTCAGGCATATTAAACAGTTTTTAATACTCCTGGGTTGTAAATTTTTGAAATAGCAGTAACAAGATGAATCATTGTCTTAACGTCTTTTTCACAATAAGTTTGAATTCTATCCAATCCATAATTATGATATGTTTCATGTACTTGACTTCCATCAATGTCATCTTTAGGAGTTGGGATTCCCATACTATAAGCAGCTTCTTCAAAAGTTACATCAAGACTTGAATTACTTTTCCACATTTCTTTTAAATCAATAACACCAACTTCCCAAGGCTTTTTATCATAAGTACTTAAGCAAGATGGAACTTGTAATCCTACATTATGTAATTTACGAACAATCCACGGAACGTCAAAGTTTTTGATATTCCAGCCGGTAGGAACTAAACCGTTTGCTGATGCATTATGAAATACCATCGCAATTCTTTTTAAAGAATCATATTCAGTATCGCCGTCATCTAATGTTATTGAACCTACATTATAACCGTTCCCTCCTGCATATTTATCAGGATTCCATAAGCCATACGACATTGTTACGATTTGTCCAAACTCTGGATAAAGAGCAACGTTTTGTTCATAACCTTTTTTGTAGTCTTCAATTTTTTGACGATTCATTTTCTTATGCCACATCTCAGCACCTGCAGGATCTGCGTTTTCAAATTCTTCGTAGTTTGAATACTTACCAGCTGTTTCAATATCAAAGAACAGCATTGTTTTTAATTTACTTTCACTAAACATAATTTTAATTTATTTTAATTTTTATATACATTTTTCTTTAATTAGTTCATATTAGACAGAACTATTTACAAACTATGTATAAAAACTATACGGTTAGTCAGGTGGAAGGATAGATAGATTGAAGTAGGTAGACTAAGATAGTAAACAACAGTAGAAACATAAGAAAAGAAAGAATGATGAATCTAGGAAAAGAAGATGGATTAGGACAGATGAGAGTCGATCCACGAACATTAGAATGGGTAGGATGTGATGAGGAACCACAGCTATTTGAATCTGTATCTATATTTAAAAGATTACCAGCATTATTGAGTCCAAGTGGCAAAGAAGAATATCTACCTATGGATGTTGTCATTTGTAAAAAATGTGGGAAAGTACCTGAGTTTGTTTATTCTCAAGTACCAGATTTTCCTGAAAATTTAAAAAGTACTTGTAATGCAAAAAAATCTTCAGGACTCGAATTATAAACCTTTTATAGATTCGAGATTAGAAATTCAGTCAGTTCCACAAATAGGCGGCTGGGGGATTTTTACAAAAGAAAACATCAACGACGGAGTTATTATTGAAATAGCTCCTGTTGTTGTTTATCCACGACAGTTAATGGAAATAGCAATTTGGTCTTGTCAAGCTGAAGGAATTCCAAACGGAGATTTAAAACTTGACCAATACACTGTGAACTGGCAAGCAGACGGTGGATTCCCAATGGGATGGGTGGCTCTGTATAATCATAAAGATGATAATAATTGTCAGTTTATTGCTGACTACGAACTTAATCTTATTGGTATAAAAACAATAAAACCAATATCCGCCGAAGAACAGTTATTTGTTTCATACGGCGAACATTGGTTTAATTCAAAAATTGGTTATATTACGAAATATCCTTTTTAGGATGTGTAGTTGTTTGGGATTCTTCCCAATCATCAAAAGTTTGTTCGATTAACATAACGATAGGATCCCTAACGATATCATTTTTATCAAATTCCAATACTCCTATATTAGGCTTATCGGCAAATAAGTGAACAACCAATTCGAGTGAAGACATCTGATGATTCTTCATATCAATTTGTTTAGTATCACCTGTAATGATCATTATAGAATCAGTACCGATACGGGTCAATGTAGACCTCATATTCTTTTTAGTAATGTTTTGAGCTTCGTCAACGATTATGATTGCGTTGTCAATTGAACGACCACGAATATAAGCTAATGGTAGAACTTGAATAAGTCCCATGTCAAGCATGATTTGTGTTATGCCTTCTCCAATAAGTTTGTGAAAGTTATCAAGAAAAGAAATTGTAAAAGGATACATTTTTTCTTTCATATCTCCTTTTAGGAATCCTATTTCTTCGCCTTCTAAAACCGTTACACTTTTTACAAGTATTATTCTTTTAAATTTTGGATCTGACTTTAACATTTTCAATGCTTGTGCGCAAGCAAGATATGTTTTCCCTGTTCCTGCAGGGCCAGCAGCGATTGTAATTTTGTTATCACTGATTAAGTTAATAAAAGTTTTTTGGTTTGGATTTTTACATTTCAAATCAACCGTAATCTTATCAAGATTAAACTTGTTTGATGTTTGTGATGAAGATGTATATCCAAGTGGAAATACTTCATCAAAGTATTCATCTGTCTTGGCTTTATTTTTAGGTCTTGCCATAATCTTTTATTTTTTGCATAGGATCTCGTCCTATATAATTTCAACCAACTTTGACAGTTTCAACTTTGACATCTTTCTCCTTTTCAATTTCTTTTGCTAATCGGAGATTGTCATCGTTGTCGTCAAAGAAAACTAAATCTTTATAACCGTATTCTATGAGCCCGTGTATTGCTTGCTTTTTCTTTTCGGCAACATTACCTTTAAAATTATACCTGGGATCATTTACGGCAAACACCAAATCCGGGTGAATGTTTATTCCTTTTTCTAAGAAAAAATCACGAATCAGTTTTGTATTAGATCTTGCTGTTACAATTGAGACATGTACTCCGCTGGTGTAAAAATTTAATAACTTTTCCAATATCTCTGTTATAAATGTAGATCTTCTCAAAATTTCCGCATCCTCAAATTCAGTAAATGATAATGCGTGATTGTGATCATGTACATAATGGTTAAATTGTTCCGGTGTAAGGGATTTAAGAACCCTCCCCGATTTAGGATCTATGACCTGTATCTTCGCTTGTGAAATGATGAGCGTATCATCTAAGTCAAATATAGCAAGCTTTTCAGATCGTTTCCCTTTTATTGAAATTTCGTTTATGCTAGGTTTATGTATTCTTCTGCTGTCCATTCTGTGTATAGTTTATTTATCTCATCATATGTTGCGGATACTGACCAAGCCCAGAGTTTATTTGTTGAATAATTAAACGGAGCTGAATTGGTAGGTACTCCAAAAACGGGATCCCAATAAGCACGAACGCCATTAGGTATAGTTTTTACACTAGCCAATGTTCTGTAATTATATCCTGATCCGTTTTGTATTTTATATACACCATCATGTGTTTTGATTTCAGATTTAAGAACTTCATCATACCATTCTTGTGTAATGTCTACCCCCAATCCTGTATCAGCATCGCGAACCTCAATTCCAAATTGTCTGCCTGAATATAATATAGAATGCACATAAAAATTTGTTGTTGTGCCTAAAGGCGGTAAACCTTCAATGTATGAATTAATTGTAGGTAGCGGATATGTGCCGCCATATTCAGGACGTGTCTTTCTTGCAAATAAACCAAGTTCAAGGTATGAAGGATTTGCAGAACCAGATATGGCACAAACATCAAACGTGTTTATCATTAATGCTCCTTTATTATCAAGACGAGTTGCCCAAACTGCGCCTGTTCCAACTCCTTTAATTATTAAAGAACGATTGGAATTTAAACCTACGCCCGGCTCAACTATTTTAATTGTTTGTACATTTCCATTATTAACAAAAGCTTTTAACGAAGTATCGCTATTTGATAGCGGGCCATGAACTTGTGTTTTATATATGTAAGGGGTAATACTATCTGATGGGTCTCTTAGCTGTAGCCTGTAAGTTCTACTTGATTGATTAACATCATCCCAATAAAAGAAGATTTCTTTTGTCGTTGAATTAAAAGACGCAGTTAAATTAACTGGCGGATATGCTTCATTAAATGTTGAATGATCTTGATACATTTGTCTTTTCCAAATAAACCACTGGCCTGGCGAGATTTCTTTAGGATTGCCTTGCGCAATAATACATGAAAGTTCAAAATTATACTCCCAAACTTCAGGATAATTAGATTGTAATTGCGTAGGTATAATTTCAACAATTTCCGAAACAACACCTCTTACATAATCACCAGTTGAACTTATAATTGTGAACGGCTCACCTGTTTTTATTAATTCAGACCCGTATAGTCCAGGATTTGTTGCTGCTACGCTTGCTTGTTGCGCAAGATATGAACAATGTATGTTAACAATGTAAAAATTTCCTGACTTTATATTTTGAAAGTCAACTTTTGTTATACTTGATGTATAATTTACACTATAGTTATCATTAATTGTTAACTCAGATGTGTATATCTTTCCTTGTAGCACATCATCACTATTACCATCTTCAATAGAAGGTGTTCTTAAAAATTGGTCTTGAGCTTTTAATAAAGCGTCAGGCACATTAATTATTAATCTATTAGTTTTCGCCATAAACTTCAAAGAAATCTTTTTTCGTATCTATTCTTACATTACCGTTTGTATCTTCTATGGTTAATTCAACAGTGAACTTACCCGGGTATGAAAATTCCCATAAGATAGTTGGGTCAGTTGTTTCGACAAGAAGATTTGAATCTTCATATATCTTCCAACCAAATTTTGTTTTTCCTGCTATTTTACTTGCATCCGGTGTAAGTAAAACGCTTGTGCCTTGTGGTATTTTTGCAGGTAGCGTTCCTATAATTGAATCTTCCCATCTCCAAGATCCGCCTATTGCTGATTCATAAGGTAAACGATTAGATTGTGTTTCAGCTTCTAAAACATTACTAAAAGCTGGGTCATTAAAAAATGAATAAGCAGGCGCTAACGAAGCTGCAGGATACCATCCAGGTTCACCAGCATTTGGATTTATGCCTTCATAAAAATAAACTTGTAATGATCTTTCATTAATTACAAGTTCTTTCATCCCCGTTAAGAAACCACCAACTTTACCGATTCCATAGCCTACATTGTGATAAAGATTTTTAATAGGATATGTATGTGAAATAGGATCGTTTGATCTTGTTACTTCATTATAGAATTCAATACCATTTTGTCCAATTAACCATCCTAATTGGTCAACACTTGGCGTATTCGCAAATGCATCAATTAAAAAAGTTCCGTTTTCCAATAAATGTTGTAAACCTAATAAACTGTTTGCAGGCGTTACCCATTCTAAGTAATAAGTATTCCATGTTGCATTTACTGACGCAGGTTCAGATAATCTTAAAGTTCTAACAACACCATCATAAGCATATATTTCTAAAACTGTTGCTCCAGTACTTGGCGTAACGGGTAATCCAGGACCTGTGATTGTATCTCCTATATAAATTTCAGATTCCATTAAGCCTGTAATATTCTTAATTGAATAATCACCAGCAGTAGCCGTTGCTGTAAAAGCAACCTTTTTAGGTATAGGATTTGCTAATTCTAAATCAGATGTTACATTAACAATATCTTGAGCAGGTCCGACGTTTTCAGCAACAATGACATCTCCTACAACTGGGGTTGGACCAGAAGTTTGGTAATCAAATATCTTTGTAGGATCCGTGTATGTATCAACTCTTCCTAATATAAATTTCATATCTGAAACGCTATTAAGTTGATAACTAAATCTTGAAAGTGATGGGTTATCAGTTTTTCTTAATTCATAAAGTGCTTGTGACCATTGCTGTGCCGGTGACATACCACCTACAATTCCAGTGAATAAGAAACTAATATCGTTATTCATTTGTATTCCGCCGTTTTGCGCAATTTTGCTTAAGTTAAAATTACAACCTAAGTTATCTTGATAATCATATGTATCCCATGATTGGTTACATGCTTCAGTCCAATTAATAAGTTGAGAATTTTCCCATGTTTTAGTTAATGAACCAATATACTTTTCTGAATTATCAGTATCAAAGTCATATTGATATGCGGTAAAACTCGATGAACTTCTAAGCAATTCAGAAGCTGAATCATCAACAGTTATAATTGTGCCTAATCCATTTCTCCAAGTACCTGTGTTTACTACGTATAAACTGTAATCACCAGTTGCTATGCCATGATCATAATACCAACCTGTAAAAGGTAATGATGACGCAGGGAATGAACTTAGGTCTGCACTTATAAATTCGCCTGATGGTGGGAACATATTAAAGTCCATATAAACTTCTGGTACACCAGCAGATCCTAAACCTAAATAAGTACGAGTTGGAAATTCATTATATTCATACTCCAGCCAAATTGAAGCACCAGCTGTAAACCAATCGGCAAGCTGCGCGTTTAAATTAAATAATTCACCGCCGTCAACTGTAGAAATGTCAATTACATGAATTCCATTATAATTTACTCCAGCTCCGTTCCATACATCATAAATAACACCAGTGTTACTAGTGTCAAAGAACGTATGTAAAGTTCTTAATCTTTGTTCATAAATAATTTTGCCATCAAGTTGAACAAAAATAATAATGTTTGTAAACCCTGGTCTTATTTCAGATGATGGGACCGCAGGTAAACACCCTACTTCAATCGAACTATTAATATAAAGTTTACCTACATATTTATTTTTTTCAACATTATCAGTTATTCCTGGTCTTACTACCCAAGCTGACGTAGATTCTACAGAATTCCAATTAAGATTGCCATTTGCTGAATCGTAATTACGTATTTTATAAATCTTTCCAATTTCGCCACCTTTTGTGTAATTGTTAACATCACCATTTAAAACTATGTAATTAGGATTTCCTGCGTAATTATCTTTTCCAACAATTCCTACTCTTTTTTGTTTTGGTACATCGTCAACACCAATTAATCTAATGTACTTTCCAATTTCAATACCTGTAGGATTTGTGATAGGATCGTATATTTGATTTCCTTTTAATACAATAGTGCCGCCTATTTCTCTAAGAACTTCCCACGTAGTTGGATTTTGTGTAAACGCTAATGGCGGAGTTGTAGTTAATTCAATTTTAGTTTCATTAGCCACAGAATAATCTGTGTATAACACTTCTAATTGATATGTAACATCATCTCTTCTAATAAAAATCCAATCATTAGGATTTATTAAAGGTTCAATTTTTGGATATGGTCTTTGCCCAAAGACAGATATCGTTGGGTTAACTACAGCAGGATTTGTTGTTGAATCTTTATATGATAAAACATAGTATTCAAGATTATCTTCTGCAGAGATTTGGATCACTTCTAAAGGATTTTCTAATGGGAAATTATAATCATTAAATACAGATAAAGGTCCTCCTTCTAAATGATTCCATGTGATTTCTGAATCATCCCATGTTGTTGGGTTAAACACTGGATTTACCCAACGACCAGTTGCATGATCCCAATCATAAAGAGGTCCTTCATTGTCTGGTGGGTTTAATTGACCTGGCGTTTGCGAAAACACCGGAGTAGGTACTTGAGCTAAATCATCCCACGTGTCAACACAATCAGTAACAAATCTTGCAACAAACGAAAAGTTTGCATATGGCATTGTCACAGTTATATCTTTTCTTTTAATTAAGAAATTGTTATCTGTATCATATATCACCATTTCTACTGCGTAAACACCTTCATAAGGTAACAATACAGTATGATTTATAAGTTCATCTATAGGCTTTATATCAGTATAATAGTTAAACTGTTGATTAGGATTTTCAGGACCAGTCAAAGAAATTCTCCATGCCATTTGATACATATCGTATCTTCCCATTTTATCCCAAGTGTAAGAATCACCTCTACCGCCATTTGCTGATACTGTTGGAGATTCTAAATAAGTACCACTTGTTAAAACATTTATACCTTCGTGTATGTAAATTTTATCACCGGGCGCTAACGCTGTTGTAATTGCCGAACCATCGTATAGAGATAATTCAATTTCATCAAGCGGCTGATTAACTATGCTTGTCATTGTACCGTCAGGTACATTAGGGCTTTTAACAATTTTATTAATACTTACTTGATATAAGCCAGCTACAGGTAATGCAGGCGTGACAGTTATTAAGTCATTAATACCTACTGAGTTACTAACAGTTAGTATTTCATATTCAAGTATCTTAATCTTGCCGTTAATAATTGAAGAATCAGCTGTCCCGCCAAACCCTCCTCCTCCTGATACAAATATATCTGGTGCATAAGCATAGTCAGTTCCTGGGTTAAGAATCTCAATTGCTTGAAGCTGACCATCTACCCATGCCTTAAAAGACGCGTCAGACGCACCGCTTAAATCTTTCCATACGTATTGCATATCATCCCATGTAACATCAAAAGATGTTGACAAATTAAGAGGACCACCCACAGGAATACCTGGAGCATCAACCCAAGGATCTACTGTATCAGTATCGGTAAAATAACCAATAGGTGTTCCAGGAACAGTAGTTACATCTAATAATGCAGATATACCGCCTATTGCTGGCGAGAAAACTGCGGTAGGCAATGTTGAAAATGTTTCGCCGCTGTCAAAACGATCGTAGAAATAAATATCTTCAGCAATTAACGGGATGTCAGTAGCAAGACAATTAAACCCAGTTGCGTTAGGAACAAAAAAAGTTGTACCACTTGGTCTTAATACAAGTGCTTGGTAAAAAGTTGGTGGTAATGAAGCATAAAGAGATCCTTGGTCAGGACCTGCTAAAATATCAGCATCAATGACACCGCCATTTGCGTTAACATTTGTTACTGTTAAACGTATAGGATTTATATAAGAGCCTCCTGCTAATGTTATAACGTCTCCAGCTAAATAGCCAGTTCCTGTAACAGAAGCAAACGTTATAGATGCTACATTGCCTTTCATTTTAACAATGCCTCGAGGCTGATTAACAGAATTTCCTACAAATGAAACAAGAGGTATAACACCATAGTATGGTCCACCTGGGTTATCAATAAATGCATCTGAAATTTTAAATTGGTTGTAGTAATTTGACACAAGAGTATTCATATCGGGACTTGTCATCCCATCATTATTATCAAAAGGCCTTGCATCAATTATTTGAACTGGTGAATTTGTTTTAAAATCAATATCACGAGTTAATTCAATGTTTAAATAAACGTTAGGATCGTACCAACTGTTTACTGCGTATCTTTCATAATAAACACCTTCGCCTGTAATATCAACGATTCTTGTATTAAGAGGTAAGAATTTATTTTTTAAGTATCTTTTTAATGCAAAAAGTTTTATTAAAACTTCCTCGTTTGTATAAGCAAACGCATCTTCTGTAACAGGTACACCAAATTCGTCAAATTCCCCACTATTTCTAACAATATCATAATACAGTCCAAATTTATTTGTCTTCTTATAGTGGCTACTTGGAAGTAAAGATATCATTTCGCTTTCCTTTGCTTTATCTTTAAGCTGAAAAGGAATTTCCATTTGACGATACTTACCATAGTACTCGTCTTCAATATTTACATTTAACCAATATTCTTTAATACGAATATCATAATAGCCAAACCAGTTAACGATGTTAACCAAACCACGATAAGAACCTACATAAGGCCAGATGTTATCTCCTTCAAGTAACATCTCTTTTCTTTTCTCGTTTAACAACTTATTATCTACACGATCTTCATTGACATCAGAATCACGCATAATAAGTTCTTCCTCCATGTCAACATCGCGACCAAAGTTTTCAAGCAATGAACCTAATCGTTCATCTTCAGGTATTGTTTCACCTTCATACAGTCCTACAAATATTTTCTTAGGTGTAGGATATGTAATATCGTCAATCATAATTTGTGCTGTGTACACGCCTTCAACGTCTGATTGAAGTCCGATATTAAACTGCAGCGATTCTTTATGAATGTATTCGTTTACTGTTCTTTGATAAATTGTGTTAGTTCCTGATGGAATTGAATCCGCGGGGCTTGCTAACGAAGCATTATTTAATTGAAAGTAAACTTGTTTTCTTTTATTAATTGTTGGGTAATCTACATTATAAGAAACATCAAATAAGAAAAACTCAGAATCACTACTAGGTGTTAAGTACGCACTATAAACAGGAATAACACCAAACTGAGTAGTTGATGTTACAGTCGTTGATATAGTTTGAGTACTGGCAAAATAAATGTCAGTAATTGTTACACCAGTTACAACTTGTTCCCCATCTAAAAGAGTTGGCGATGATGTATCAAAAATACGTATCTTATTTCCTTTTCTTAAATTATGTGGTTCATAACAAGTAAACGAATAAGCACCAGTTAATACAAGATTATTTGAAACAGTTATGTAATTATACGTTGTGTTTATTTCAGTAATCTTTGTGTTTGTTGGAATTCCAGTACCAATAAGATACATACCTACTTTTAAGTTAGGTATCAATAATGCAGGTATTCCAACTATCCTATTAAGATTCCCACCAAGAACTGATCCTGTTATAGCAAATGTTTCAATTTTGATATTTGCTGTAAGACCATTGCTGCTATACGAAGCAATGTTAAACGGACCGTATTCTTCAACTCTAGGTTTAGTATATGTTTCTCTACCGTCAGAATCAAAAACATTCTCAATAACGAAAATGTGATCCGTTGCTATAAGTCCAGTTGAAACAGGCTCTAAGAATTCGTTAACAAAAAATGTTGTAGACGGATATGTAAAACCTTTATTGTTTGAACTTATAGGAATTATAAATGATAAGATTTCACCGGTGACACTTAATGTTATATCGCTAGTGCTAGTGACAAATCTTGAACCTGTAAATTCATCAAAAAATTCAAAGTATGTATCTGTTGAATAATCGCTACCACCACTTAAAATTTCTACGTAAGTAATTTCACCACTTGGGTTTGTGTAAGCATTAATCACAGCTCCGTAACCTATACCTTCAGGATCGTTTATAATTACGCCTATAGGACTTGTATAGTCCGGGTTAAGGTTATATCCTTGCTTATTAAAAAGCTTAAATCGATTCGTTAGTAACATTAATTTAAGTGCTTGTAGTTTTTATTTACCGTATAATTAAAAGCTTTCTTGATTTGACTTGCGCAATCCATGATATACACCATCATTTCTGTAAACTTTTTAATTATCGTTAATCGTTTAGGATCGCTTAAAAGATATCCTGACACTGAATTTGTCATCATTTTATCCCTCCAGTCAAAACCGTTATTTTTCAGGTCATCAAACTGGTGATGCATAACATCATAATAACTTTCTCTAGTTAAATATTTTCCTTTTTTATATTCCATGATAATTAAGATGTTTTTATGCTATCTACATTTATACGATGTAATTCCATATTAATTGAGTTTGACGAATCTTTACCAAATGCAATATTAATACTTCCAGGCTTAGTTGCTGATGAAGTATCATAATAAACATATCCATTACGATCATTCCAACCCCCTCTTATAAGTGCATACTCACCACGATTAATAACAATGTCACCAAATGTATCAATTCCTACGTCAGGTAAAGAAGCATTTGCTGGGTCTGATTTAATGTATTCATTTTCTTCACCAACAAACCACAAGTTAACTGAGTCAACACCTTGTATGTTTTCAATGATTGAAATAAGATCAGATTTTGGTATACGATCTCTACGACGATTCTTTAAGAAATAATCGCTACATTTAGAAATGATTTGTTGTCTTACATTATCTTTACTATACCCTTCATATGCAGTAATGTTTATATTAAGAACGTATTTCTTTATGATTGGGTCAACAATTTTAACAACTGTTGTGATTATCTTTTGCCCGCTTTGTTCAATAAAATCATATACTTTATTTTTCTCTGCTTCAGATAGCGTAAATAACTTAATAGGAACAGTAAAGTAATCAGCGTTTGATGGCTTTCTTTTATTTACGTCTGGTATTAAAAATAAGTAAACAACATTATCGTCACTTAAGTCATTATCATCAAATGTATTAAAAGCATCAATTACACTAAAGATATTAAATTTTTCTAAAAAGTAAACGTAAGAATCAGCATTTGCTAATACGTATGATCTACTTGTTTTTGGCGCAAGAATTCTTGTTAAGTAAATAGGTTCAGCATCAGATCCAAAAATGATAGGTTTACCAATGTTTAATTTAACAGCATCATTAATAGGAATAACGTTACCTGCTAAATCGTAAACATCATCAACAAATGTAAATTGTGTAGTTTCGCCTTCAAGAATGTTTCCAGCGTTTCCACTTGTTGATAAGTACTCAACTCTAATAGAAGCACCTAAATCAGGAATTGATCCAAAGAAACCGTTACCAAAGTAAAGGTCAATACCTGCATTAATACCTGTTTTTACAACAACGCCTTTCTTTTCATATGGCATATCATAAATAGAATCGTATGTTTGCCACTTTTCCCCATTTACATAAACATACACAAAGAAGTTATCAACTTGTGATCCTCTTTTTACATTTATGTTATATGATTGTAATGCAAATCCTGTTCCTGTAACAGTTTGAGCTTCAATGATTCCTTGAAGTAATTTAGTTTCAATTGTAGTTGAACCACTAAGTTGAACTCTTATATCTTCACTATCGGCAACAATTGTATATGTTAAACCTGTAGCATTATTAATAATTCTAGTGTAATTAGGGATGATTGCTGTATTGCCATACATATCAATTGGGTTACCGTTATATGATATCATAACTGTACCTGATGCAGCAATTGCTCGCGTTGGGTTATGCCCAGCGATTCTGGCAAGACTTCGGATTGATGAATCACGAGTTGCCGTGTAGATGTTTAATTCAGTAATACTGTCTTCAACATAATAAAAGATAAGTTTACCTAAATCAATTATTACACCTAAAAGCTGACCGTATGCACTGGCTGGAGAGAACACATCCCCAACTTGTAAAAATTTATTTGTGAGGTAATCTTTAGAGTCTTGATAAAGTTGCTCAAAACGAATCCTGTTATACTTAAAAATTTCTAATGCCATTTCTGATGTCTTATTTTGCGACGACACCTAGATACTTTGTACCGTCTATGTATATATCTATGTAGCAGATATCCCTAACACTTCCTGGTACGAAATTGACTTCAATATTTATTTTATAATTTTTAGCTTCAGGACAATATGACGCAATTTGCGCATAAAAGTCTCGTTGGATTTGGAATCCTGAGTAATTTAACTCAAACAACATAGAATCAAGATCTAGGCCTAAATTAGGATATCCAAGGACTTCACCTCTTGCAGTAAAGAGGATCATGCGTAATTTTGTTAAGAGTGCTTCTATCGCATCTGTCGTTTCCAATATGGTGTTAACATATTTAGGATCGTTTTCGTTTCGGCAATAAATTTCTTTTAACATAATTTATTAATGGAAGATGTAGAACCAATCTGGTGTGTTCTCGTCATCTATTCTTTGTTTAATTTGTTCGATCTCTTCTTTACCATCATCTCTTAAACCGTCAGCATTAACAGCAATTCCGCCAGGCAAGTTGAATTGAAAGAATCCAATAATATTTGCTAGAGATATTTTTGTTTGAGCAGTAACCCATCTTTGAAAAAACCAATCATCATATAATTTGTTTTCTTCAATTTTTACAAGCGTGTCAATGAAAACATTTTTCTTTGGGTTACGACCTGTGATTTTTAAACGATGAGTATTTCTATTAAAATCAAAACGTACCTTTTCAAGAATGAACGCTTTAGTTAAATCCCAATATGAATATTGAGCAGTTCTTAAAACTAAATCATCAGAAGCAAAAGGTGCAAGATAAATCTCAGCTGCAAGTAAACGGTTGTCAGAAAAGTCTTTGTCAATTGTTCCTAAACGACCGCCTCCACTAATTTCTTTACATTCGGTAATTGACATAACACATTCAGGCAAGAGAATACTTCTTGTCTTTTTAAACTCATCACTGGTAAACCAAGCTTTCTCAATTACATAATATTGAGTTTCAACAGAAGGACCGTAATTTGCATAAAACCAATTAAGAGCTTGATTGACGATACGTTCAGATTCCCTAGGAGGAACTGAATATGGCAAGGAACCACTTCCTGTAACCTCAGCGTTCACCATTTCAATTAATTCATCTCTAGTCATGTCATTATGATAATTTTATTCGTCGTCTTTTATTGCACCAGCAATTGACCTATGTTTCTTTGATAATTTCCAACGAAGCGGATTCAATTTTCTTAAAAACTCATTAACTGGATGAGATTCAGTTTCACCATCTTCATTTTCAAAAGTAACAGTTTCAGCGCCAAGTTTTTTTAGTGCTTCAGCAATTTCATCTACAGGAACTTCTTCATTACCTTCATCAAGACCGCTTTCAATTGTAACTTTATCATCATTATATTCAATAACAAAACCACTTTCGTTAGTTGTTACTTTTGCAGCTTTTTTGAATTGTTCCTCGTCATCATTTTGAAGATTGCTGTCTTTATAAGAAGCAACATAATCTTCAAATTTTTTAATGTACTTCATGATTATTTTTCTTTTATTTTTTTCTTATTATTCTTATCTTGATTAGGATCACTATAAGAACTACTACCAGCGTTTCCAGATTCAGCAGGCTGACCTTCAACGATAAGTGTATCTTTTGATATTTTTGCTAATTTACCAATTTCGCCGTTACGAATAACACCAGCATTAACTTCACAGTTGATACTCATTTTTTTATTCTCAATGTAACAGTCATTACAAGTATTACCTACATGTAATTCACTATCAGCAATTTTTGAAAAGTCAATTGTGTTTGCTTTTAAAAACTCACTTTCTGTTATACGACTGTTTTTAATTTTACATTCGTAAAACCAAGATCTTGTCATAATACCTTCTATTTCACAATCAATAAATTCAAAATCAGAAAGATTACAGTTTTTAAGTTTTGTTTTCTTCAATTGGTAACGTCCTAATTCAGTATCGTAATTAAACTCACCTTTTGACATTTTACCTGTAACGATTAATTCATATAATTTCTCTCTCAAATTACCCCAAACAGCTTCAAGAACTTGTGGATCGTCAACCATATCAACACCAACTTTAATATCAGGAAATTTCTTTCTAAATTCCGAATATTTACTAAAGCCTTCATAAATCTTTTTGTCAAGATCTATCATCTTTTTAAAGTCAGCTCTTTCTTTATCACTAAAACCTGTAAAGTTAAGTGTGTCAAATAAATGTAAAGCTTGGTAATCAATTATGTCAAGAATAACTTTGCTTTTCTTTTGATAATCTTTCCCACCTAAGTAACGATATTCAAGATATCCTTTCTCAGCTTTCAAAAAGTTAACACCGTAGTATTTTTCGTCAGACGGAAGATTAAGTGTTGAACGACTAAAATCTTCAAGCGTTGGAGAATAAAAAAGAACTCGGTTAGGTCTGATTTGTTTTATACTTCTTGCATAAACACTATCTTTACGTTCAGGAAATTTGTCAAAAATTTTGTTTTCATCAAACGAAAGAATAAACTTTGGTATGTTTATGTTTTGAATTGTGTATAAAGTTGGAACAACATCACCGTCAATACTCATGTTAACGTGAATTGAACATCTTTCATTTGTATAACCATTTGATTGAATCCACTCAAAAACTTTAATTAAGATGTTTCTGGCATCTGCATATTTTATAGGTCCTGTTACAAGTTCACACATCTTTTTACCTCCTGAGTAATCAGGTTCAAGTTTAAAGATATCAGCAGTTGGTGTAACTGGTGAATGGTAAAGTGGTTTAGGATTTGAAATATCACTAAGAGAAAGTGGAACTACCACTCTCTTCTTAGTATATTTAGCTAATTGTTTTGCAGTTTCAAAAACATCAAGTGAGGAATAGAATTCAAACTCGAATCCTATTTTAATTCCGTCAAGTACTTCAGCTTTTGAGTAGTTCTTTTTAATCTTCATTTGGCAGTGAAAGGAAAATTTTATCGTTGTGAACTCTATCAATTGTAACCATTACTTTGTCACCAATTGAGTAGTTCTTTTTCTTGGTCTTGATTTCTTTTTGGGAAACTAAACCAACAATATCTTTTTGAACTTTAAATAGTACACCAAACGGTTGAACTGAAACAACTTCAGCTTCAACAATTTTTCCTAGGCTTGCAGTTTTGAATTCTTCTAATTGATTACGACGAATTGAAGGATCTTCATCAGTTAAGATCAATTTCTTATCGTCAGTAATTTCTTTTATCCAAAATTCAACTTTGTCTCCAGATTTAAATGTTCCTTTAACAAATTTGTTATGCAATTCCGGAGTCATTTTGCTTGTATGAATTAAACCTGTAAAAAGTTCATCAAATTCAACAAAGACACCATACTTCGCACTTCCAGTTACTGTACCTGCGTATTTTTTGTCTAAATCAAGTTCATTAATTTTACTGTTCATCACAGTACTAATATATTTCTTATAAGAAAAAACAAATGTGTCACTTTCTTTTAAGTAATCTTCAACCATTACTGGAATTTCTTTTCCTAACATTGAGTCAAAATCACGAACGATATTTGTTGCAGCTAATGACCCAGGTAAGAATCCGTCAATTCCTTGTACGTTAATAATAAATCCTCCTCCGTTCTTTTCTTTGATTTTTCCGTAATATGCCGCAGACGGTTTACGAATTTCCCCAAAGAATTCAGACTTCATTTTTAATGAATGTCCTTTTGAAATTGAAGCTTTAACATACGGCTTAATCATTTCAACAATAACGGTATGTCCGCTAGCAACAAACGATTCTCTGTTTTCAGTTTCTTTTAACCACTCTAATAAATCAGCTGGCGTAGTATTCATTAAAGAACAGAAATGTTTTTCACCTCTAATATCAATTGAGGCTTCAACAAATCCACTTAATGTAACTAACATATCTTTATCGTTAACTGAATTGATAGTTAAGATTCTACGAGATTCCCCAATAATTGGTTCTTTACTTTCAGGATCCGAACCTAAAAACACCTTTTCGTAATACTCTAAAGCATAAGGCTGATTGTTAAAAACTTTTACTCCGTACTTCTCCAAGATCTCCGGGTTGGGAGTCTTCTTGTCTTGTTGCATTATTGCTTCCCAAGACGCTTCTTCTAATGTTTTTTGAATGATCATATTTTTATTTTTGTTAAGGTATATATCATACCCTAAGATAACTAATTACTTTATTCCACCAAACGAATTAATCTTAAACAATAAAGCTTCTATTGCGTCTGGTATGATTGGGCTAAGAAGAAGTTCCAATGGTAATGGATTCGGTATTGGAAGTCCAGTGGGGCTTGGGATGTTTATCGCGAGTGCTGGTATAATTACTGATATCGTTGCAGATTTTAAATAGTCAGTTATAATTTCTGTTAATGCAGGAGCTAATTCTTTTGACATTGTCATTGTGATATCTTTCGAGATATGTTCAGATAAACTTTTTGCCCAGTTTTTTGAAACTTCAGTCCATAGCTTATCTTTATATACTGCTCGTAATATTGTTGAATTAATTTCTCCTGCCGGATTTTCAATAGCCCACTTATCAGTTTTTTCTTGAACTGTGTAAATGCTATTAACACTTTCAGTTTCTACAATTCCACCCATGTCAAGATCTTCATTAACACCTAGCGCTGTGTGACCTGTCATTTTTGCAGAAAAATGAGTGTTCAGTTCAGATTCTATTGTAGGCTGAAGATCTTCGAAAGCTTTCTTTAATTGTTGTTCTAATACTTCTGGTACTAACATATTTTTAATATTTGGTTTATACTGTTTTAACTACGGGTTGACTAGCTTTGCCGCTTAATAATACATCTAACATTGGCATAGTAGGTGGTGTTGTTGGAGCACCTAAGTTTCCAATATGTACGTGTGAATTAAAAAAACTTTTAAATGAATCACCAAGAACAAGTCGTTCACTAGCTCCAGCACCAAGTTCAACAGTTTCACTATGATCTATAACAACATTTTTTGTTGTAACGTTAACAGTGTTTTCTGATGATATTTGTATTTCATCGCCTACTAAATAAATTGAACTTTTAGTATCTTTGTGTTCAATTACGATACTTGAATCTGGTGCAATATTAATTAAAGAACTTTTTAAAGTTATAACCAAACCTTTGCCTGGTGTATAATAAACTTTTAATTCTTCTTCAGTATCATATGCAAGGACATGCGAATTTAGATATGTATCAGAAATATCTTTTTTAACAGCTTCGCTAAAATTTTGGATTGACGCATATTCGCCTGAATAAACATTACCTTCAGAAAATCTGACTTGTACAAACACATCTTTCTTTGGAATTGATATATCAGCAAACCCGCCATCGCCTGAAAACATTTGACGATTAAATGGCTGATACCAAGGAAGCTTGTCATCTTCTAAATCGTCAAATAAACCAAACACACGGATCTTAGCTTTCCCTTCCTTATCGGGATCGTCTGCATCAACTATTTTTCCAATAAAATATGATGCTTTTAAAACTTCTTTTGATAATCCTCTCATGATAATCCTATATTACCTAATTTCTCATTTTTAATAACTGGTCCTTTAAGTTCTTCAGCTCCAGGTTTTTCGGCAGGACCTGATTGTGGCGCTTTAAGTTGTTCTTGACCTAACGAATCACCAGATAAAGATCCTTCACCTGTAAGTTTTTCTTGTCCTAATGAATCACCAGAAAAAGAACCTTCGCCTTCAAGAATTTCTTTATCAAGTTTACCGCTTATACTTACATTTGGTCCGCTAAGTTCAACCGCTGATTCAGCACTTGATGATAAACTGTTTCCTAATAACTCAGTTTTTCCTGGATCACCTACAAGATTAACTTGTGGCCCTTCAAGTTTTATTTTATCATCGCCTGTACTTTTTGGTGGGATCATTAAAGGTTCTTTTCCTAACGATCCTTGTATTGATGAAGGTGAACCTGAAATTATTTCTTTCCCAGGATTACCTACTAAATTTGAACTACCACCTAATAATAATTTATCAATTGGGTTTATCAATGAACTTGAAGGCTTAGGCGCGTCAAAAGCTTTTCCTGGGTTTCCAGAAGGGTCAATTGCGTTTGCTAACGTTTCAGTTCCAGGCTTACCAGTTAATATTTGTGAAGCCTTTGCTTTTTTAGCTGCGGCTGAATATTCAGCATTTGCATTTGATAATGTTGAAGCAAATATTTGTAATAAGTTTGTTTGCGTTTTACTTATTCCTATGTTACCTAAAGTTCCAGGCGGCTTAGGCTTTGAAAGTTTTTGTATAAGCTGTTGTGCAGCATAAAGTGGATCTTGAGCAGCAAGCGCTAATTGAGCACTTATGTTTGCTAAAGAAAAACCATAAACGTTTCCTAGTTTAGCTGCATTGATTTGTTGGTCTATGTAATTACGAATAGCCCTACCTAAAAAAGATTCTTGCTGACTTTTTTGTACTTGTAAATCGCCTTTTCCTATTGGCTTCCCTACTGTTGTTAAATCCCCCTTTCCTAAATCTGTAGGATCCGTATTTTTCTGTGGCTCTTCAGGATTATTATTACCTAATGGTTGCTCGGATTCATTATTAGGTGCTTCTCTTAAACCAATATTAATTCCTTCTGTCGCAACATCAATACCTTTTAATATTTCACCAACTTCTGACCATTTAAACGTTCCGTCTGGCCTAATACGAGAATCGCTGCCTGCAGCAAACCTTTGTTCTCTATCAGATCTTATGCTATCAGGAGTTAAGTAATCATTTATACCATCTGGTGATCTAAGTGCTTGTAATATAGTACCTGCTAAATTAATTGCTTCACCAGTTGGGTTAACTGCTCGTGTTAATTCATTAAAAGCAGCTGAACCAAAACCTTTACCATTCATCCAAGGTTGAAATGTATCAGCTAAAAGAGCACCAAATAAACCATAATGATTGCTTTCACGAATACGACCAACTTTTATACCAAATTTAACCCTAGGAGATTCACCTGGGTAATTGGTTAATTCATCAATGTGTTCAAAGCCATCTTCAATAGCTGTAAATTCACATTCTTCAAAAATAAAATCTATAAAAGTTGCTGGCTCATTAATTCCACCAAATCCATTACCTAAAGTTCGGATTTCAGCAACAACAACTCGCATTTCAAAAAGTCTTTGAGTTTCAGGCAATTTCCACCTCATGTAAATTGGGTCAAACGCAGCTTTGCGATAAAGATCCAAAAGATAAGTTAAACGCATAGAAATTGTTTCGTTGCCTTCAAAAATTATTTTTTTCTCTTTACCTCTAAAGTTTTGTTTTGGATCTATTTTTGAAATTTCACCAAGCCCAGATACTTTGTCCCAAGCCCAAGGTTGATCTCGTAATAATGTTTTAAAACCTTCAGAAAATTCACGCATCATATTGGCGCGGTAATATTCACCAGTTCTTTTTAAATAATCTATAGCTGAATCAGGATGATCCTCAGGTAAAAATAATCCTTGAGGCAAATAATCTAAATCATAATTAAGTGGATCTTTAACAGTGTTTGGCACTATGTGCCAATAAAATCCTAAATAAGTAGGATCTTCAATATCATATCTTATACCACTACCAACGCCTTGTGAACGCGCGTCTTGAGTTAGAAAGCCATTACCGTTTAAAAAACCTTTTGTTAGTTTATCTGTATATTGCATAATTTATATATTCATTTTTAACCGGTAGCAGGAATTGGCCATTCTCTTCTACGTAATAAAAAAACTTGTGTCATACCTGGTGTTCCTTCAGCTGGTGGACTACTTGATGTATCAGTTTTAGAAATTGTGTACTTTAATTTGATACCATCAACCATATAATATCCACTGTAGAATTGATTTGCTGTAGGAGCAGTTTCACTAGTAGGTAAGTTTGCATCATTGGGAGTTCTGTTGGCAACCCTATCGTTGATATCACCAAACGAATGTAATAAGATAGGAATCTTTTCACCTCGATATATGTTTGGGTTCCAACGTGTAACGTGAGCTTCAATATATAATTTGTCAAGTTCTTCAAGATTTCTTCTATTCCAGATTTCTGAATAAAGATACATATCATGTGAATTTTTTGATTGCACACCTAGCCAAACATATCTATTTTGTTTTTCCCAATATTTTTCTTCAGCTGTTCCATCAGCAGCTTTAGGATACGGTCTACCTTTTAATAAGATTGCAGTATCATTTGCGCCATCAGTTACAATAGGATCTACATATAAGCTCCAAGTATCCTGTGTTTGTTGGTCATAAAATTGGGCAAACGTTTTGTAGCCCCATCTTTTTGATATGTCAGAACTATTATTTTGTACTGTGTATGTTTCAATAAACATATTCGTATCTTTAAAGTTATCCATATCACATAAGAATTTCTTAACTTGTTGTTGTGAAGATTTTTCTAAAGCAAGATCTGGCTTATCGTCTTTCATAAAAACAATGTCAAGTATGGCTGCAGTCATTTTGCCTTCGCTAGCAACTTGAGTATTAACATTAACAAAGTTTAAATGATAAAAAACATCAATAAAGCATTTAAAAAAGCTTTTATCATCTTTGTAAGCATGATCTACAATACTTGTAATTGTGTTCCTTAGAGTGTCACCTGGACATATCCAAATTTGTGAATCGTCGGTAGTATCTTCGTTTGTTGCGAATCCTAGCTTCAGTTCTTTACAAATTTTTTGCAGTACATCAACTGAAGTACCTTCAAATGATTTAATAACTTCATCGTCCATGTGAGGTATAAAAAGACTTCCTCTTAATGTTATTGTTGAACCTCGGCCTTCTGAACTACCAGGCCCACTATCAACATATGTTATCAAATAATCATTACGAATCGGTTTAAACGCATCATTCTTTGCTCTAATAAAAACAGATATGATATCCCCATCTTTTGGAAATTTTGTTGTTTTAAAGCCAGCTGTATTAGACATTGATACTGTTAAGTCAATACTAGGCAAAAAGCCATCTGCATCAATTTCAAAGTCAATAATTTCGCCAACATTAAATACGTAACTATTTATAATAATAAAAGGATAGTCTGTTCCTAATGTATTTTGGTATTGTCTTCCGCTTTTTCCACCTTTAGCATCAACTTCAGCAGACGTACCTGTGGATAAATCTTCTAATACCATATCATCCAATTTTATAGTTGGACCAAATAGAGATCTTATGACTGATTTATCATTTGCCATATTTATAAGTTATTATTTCGGTTATTCACCAAATTTTTAATATATTCAGTTCTTGCTAAAGGTTCGTTTCCAGCAGCACCATTACTACTTTTACTTACATTAGCGCCAAAAACCATTGTTCCGTTTCGTAGTTCAATTTCTTTTTCCCCAAAGTTTGCGTAATTAGGCGGTAACGCAGTATCAGGAATTTTCTTAGCTGTAAGTCTTTTATTAAATTCTTGTAAAGCAGGATCAATTTTTGATTTCTTTTCAGGTGTGATGTATTGTTTTCTTACATCCATTTTAGCTTCCCCTTCATTATTACGACTTCTCATATTACGTTCTAATGAAAAGATATCCCATTGTATTAATATGTCGCCTTCATCAAGACTTAAAGGATTTGATATGCCGTTAAATTTTAACATTTTTTCAACTTGGTCAAAATTCCCATACATGCTTTTTGATATTAAGTCTGGTCGCATTGCAGTATCTGCGGTGATAAGATAATAAGCAACTCCTTGTGGCCCATTATTTGTATCACCGTAAACAATATCTTTTTCTAAAAGATCAACATATTTAACACCTGTTTGTGGGTGAGTTATTTCTTTTTTAGTATCTTGTGTATATAAAAATGGTAACATATATAGAGATTAATTTTAAGTTTTGCTTGCAACGAATTTAACACCGTGACTATAAATTGCAGATGAAGTACTTTTTACGCGAGGAACAAACGATTGCTTATAGTAACCAAATATTCCATCAATAATCCCTGGGTCACCACTTGAAGGGCTTCTCCTACTTGCATTACTTTTCGGTCTGCCATTTGAATTACTTGTGCCAGGCGTACTACTTTTTGTTACTTCAACTTCACTAGGATTAGCTCCGTAGTCTTTGCCTGTTGTTTTATCAACTGCAGTCATATTAACCGATGAAAGAGATTCTTCGTAACCTTTAGGTAATGAATATAAACGACCTTGACCGCGGTTAAACATTGACTCAATTCCTGATCTGTCTCGAGCCATACCATGGTCAAGTGAGATTGTTGCTTTTAATTCAGTTGGGAAGTCATCAGGGCCAAGTTCATCATTAAATTCAATTTTAATTCCTGTGCATATTAAGTTACCAATCATCATCATTGGATTCATTGGGTTACCTACCGTAACGTGCCATTCACCAACTGGTGCTCCAGTTAATAATGAGTGAATACCTTGCATTTGTCCTTTAGCTGCAGTTGTGTTTAACTTCATGTAAGTTTGCATACCTTTACCCGCAAGCTCCTTCAGTCCTCCAATAGGATCTTCAAAGAATTTATTAAAGACATCACCTAATGTATCAAAAGCTTTTGTAAACTGATCTCCTACTGCTTTAAAGAATCCTTCAGGATTACCGTTTAGCCAAGCAGAACGACCAGCAGGGCCACCTAAGAATGGGTCAAGATCCCCGCCTTGGCCTTGAGGCATGAATCGGTTCATACCACCCCAAAATTGAGCTTCATTATACGTAAGTATCATTAAGTTACCGATTATATCCAACATTGCAGCTTTCGTATTAATACCACCAATAGATCTTGCTGAATATTCAAATATAAGACTTAGTTCATGTTTGAAATTAACACCACGATCACGAGCTTGAACTTGGTCAATAACTGTAACAGGACCAAGAACTTTATTTGAGTAAGGCCCATTATTATATGGGTCAAGCGGTGTTCCGTTATCAACTTGTGGATTTGCTCCGCCTGGTCCACCATTAATTAAACCTAATACTTTAGCTAATCCTGGTGCTGGTGAGTCAGCTGATGCTTTAGAACCGTTAAAAGAAACTTCCCAAACATCTGCTTTAACATCTTTCCATCTTAAGCCTGCTTCAATAGGACCAAGAATCGTTGATATTTTATTACCTGTGTCTTCACCTAAAAATGTTATTGCTGTTGCTACAGGTAATAGCTTATCTTTAGAAACTTGTCCTTTTGCTTCTTCAGCAGATCCTACAGAGTCAATTGTTGGTGCAGGGTATCTTCTTAAAGTAATCATATAGTTAAGTGGAATTTTCTTCCACCATTTAAGATATACAAAATCTTGATACTTATATGGGAACTTTTGATTCCTATCTTGTTGTGCCCAATTAACTAATGACGTTACTGTGATATCGTTTGTGCCTGGTGTTTCCGCGTTTTGAATACCGCCTCCGCTAAATTCATAAAACTTAGGTTGATTTTCACGGTCAATTAAAAACTTATTACCGTTTTTACCTCCAGCTGCTTGAATGTTAATGTAAGCATTGTAGTTCATTATGGAAGGAACGCCGTAAAATTCGGTTAAACCTTTTGCATCATCTGCTGTATATCTAGGATCATTTGCGCTTATAACAGTGTTTGGATCTTTAGGATCTTTAACAACAAATCCGTCAGATAGTGGTGCCATTACCGAATCCTTTGATGAAAATGAATAGATAACTGAATTATCAAGTTCGGATACAAGATAAATTAATCTTGGGTCAAGAGGCACTTCTCCGTCACCATCTAGCGTAGCTGAATTGCCTGTATCATCTCCAGTTGTTGTATCGATAGTTGCAGTACCACCAGTTCCTGCTGCTTCAGGATAAACAGTTCCCGTAGGATATGTTGACCTAACTTCGGCTTCTGACTTATTTAAAAATGCAGGTATTTTTGTTGAAGCTGCAGGGTCCTCCACAGGAGCTCCTGCTCCAGTTGAACCACTTGTTCCACTTTCTGGACTTGTTCCTGTACTACTTGATAATGAAGTTTCTGCTGTTGAGCCTTCAGGAACTGGCACATCATCTTCTTGAGGTTCTTCCTCAGGTGTTTCTTGATTAATAAAAGGTGGTTCAGTTAAGTAATTTACTTGTAAACCGGAAGCAGATGGACCAACAATCTCTATCAGATAGGGAGGAGATGGCGGGTTGGTTGCTTGTGCATTCGTGCCTGTAGCCATTATTATACTTGCTATTTTTTCTATATATTACTTTATGTAAATGACACATAAATATATAAAATAAAGTATAACGAAAATGAGTACAGTTAAAAGCTATAATGAATACGTTCAAGATATGAACGAAGAGTCTGAAGGGTTTATGTATAAACCAAAATTGGAAGAAATATCAAAAGATGCTCAAGATATCGCTGGTATGATTAATGATGATGTTGATTTAGAAGCTTGGGTTCAAGATAAGATTACGATTGCGCATCATAATATGCAAGCAATTAAAGGATATTTAAAAACTGGTGAGAAACCTAAATCGTCACCAGCTATACCTAATTAATTATGAAACAAAACGCCAAGTTTACTCGAGACTTTTTGTCATTGGGTAAACAACAAGAAAAGAAGCCGTTTACAACAAAGCCAAAAGTTAATAAGCCATTGGCTATGAGAAATATGGGTCCTAAGCAAACCTTATTAAAAACAATTCAGCAAACTCAAGAAAAACTTGAGAAGCCAAAAGATAATGATGAGGAATAAAAAAAACTGCAGGTTTAAACCTGCAGTTTTTTTATATAAATTCTTCGTTTAATTCATTCAGTCGGTCAAGCCAGACAATAGGAACAACTTTGCATTCAACAATATGAACCTTTTTCATTGTAGGGTAAAAGATAGCTTCTTCAAATAGTTCAATAAATTCATCATGTACATCTTTGTCAGTTAAGAATATTGCTTTTTCAATATTTTTAACTTCTTCAACGTAATGAATTATTCCTCTAGCAATTTCATCGTTAAGATTTGGATTGCTATAAACGATTCCTAATAATTTCCTACCGCTACTACCATCCTTAATCAATTTTAAGATTTCTTGATTTATAATAAACGACTTACAGTCGTCTAAATCATTTTGGTCAAAGCCTAAGCTTTCAATTACCTCCGAGATTTCTATAATAAGATACTTACGTAGGTTTAAGAAACACTTTTTGATTTTTGACTTATCGTCGAATGTGATGTAAAGATTCAATTGCACAATGTTATTTTTTAGTTGCTGCAAGTTTTTCAGCGTAAGCTGCGGCTTGTCTTTCACGACGTTCTGCTAACTTTTCTTTTCTTGCTTCTTCAGTTGTGATGTTTTTTTCCAGGATTTTTTCTGCGTCAGAATGTTCAATACCACTTTCTACAAGTTTTGCAAGTTGTTGTGAATATCTTTCTGCTTCAGCTTCCATTAATTTATTTGTAACATCTTCAAGATTCTTTAAATAAATTTGGTGACCTGCTTCTTGCTTTCTTCTTGAAAACTCAGCTTTTTTATCAGCTGGCATATCTTTAACTTCTTTAAAAAGACCTATGCGTTTTTCAAGATTTCTTCTTTCTTTTCTGTTATACATAATTTAAAGTTTTAGCGTACATATAATTAAATAGTTTTAAGAAGGATGATAATACTAATGCTTCAGACGATGAAATTCCGTTTCCTATTTCAACCATTTCTAATTCAGACTTTTCTTCTTTAACCGATCCGTCTCCGTCTGCTTTTCTTTGTTCAACTCCAGTTACGTCAACAGCAAATACGGGGATCATTTGGTCACTAGTCTTATATAAATAAACAGGCCCTAAGAATAACCATCTTTCGTTATCATCTTCAGTAAGTTCAAATCCACCTTCTTCAAGAAGTTCTCTTTTTGCCGCTAACAAAAGGGAATCGTCTTCTTTTTCAATTGTTCCTGTGATAAGTGTTTGTGCATAGTTTCCTTCTCTAAAATAATTTAGTTCTTTAAGTAATCCTATTTCAGTTATTACTCCTAATTCGTTTACACGATATGGCATAATAGCAACTGACATTTCTTTGTTCTTTAAACCTATCTGGCCTTCTATGTCAACAACTTGAAACCACTTATCTTCAAATAATACGTTATATTGCTTCATTTATTCTTGTGCTTTTCGTTTTCTTTTTTGCGAATGAATTTACCCAAATCTGATGGGCTATTTGTTTCTTAATATCTTCTGAACTTAAACTGCTTGACAAATAATCAAGAACTCGTTTTTCACCATCGTCATAAGAATCAGACAAAACCTTCATAAGTTCAATCGGTGGTATGTCAACTACAATCGAAATTTCTATAGATGATTTTATTTTCTTACTATCTTTTAACAATTTAGCAATTGGGTTATCTGGCTGTGTGTTAGTTTGAAAAATGCCGGGTGCTGGAAACGAATCTTGTTGTTTTAATTCATGTGAATTATGCAAATGGTCATTCATTGTTTGAACATCCTGTGCATACTTATTTTCCATTTTTTCCGTAATGTAAAAAGGCTCGTGTTCACTAGGTACCTCAATGAAAAAATCGTTTAATAAATTTTCGTTACCTCGTGATCCGTCTTCAAATTGTAAAAAGTTAAGATCCCCGTCTTGAACTATTGTACCATCCCATTTTACGAATTCCCCTGATCTTTCGCCTTTAAGCCATTGGAAAGTTTTAATATCACTCATTGTTTTTGTTTTAGTATATATTCCCTCTTTAAAGTTCAATAAAATTTCTGTATTCTCTGTGGTATTCTCGCATCCAGTCAACGGAGAAACCGTCTCGGGCCCAGGTAAGATAGTCGTTTCTGAATCCTTTGAGAAACGTTGAAATATGTTCTTCCAAATTCCCATTTGTTTCTGTCATTAAATCGTTATAATTAATACGAAAGGTGTGTTGTGTTCCTGATATGCGCCAGAAAAAATATGTTGCTAAACTTATACGATCATATCCATATTCAATCGTTAAAGGCACCCAATTAGGAACTTCCATACTAAAAGATCCTTTACCTGTAAGTTCCGTAAAATCTTTTACGTAAGGCATTAATCTTCTTGTGTTGGTTCAGATTGTTTAACTTGTTCTTCAAGTGCTTGAAGCATCATTTCAATAACTTCAGTTCTTTCACTTCCATGTAATGCTTGAATTGCTTCCATATCTTGACGTTGCATTTTGATGTTAGCAATTCCTTTTTCACCTTGGCACAATTGTACGATAACGTTATCCCAATCAGGATATGTTATGTTTTCTAATTTTTCTAATTTTTCTAAATTTTCGTTTGACATAATTATGATTTTTATATTATATTCATCAATTTGAAATAGTTCTAAAAAAGGAAGACTGCAGATGATAGCGAATCTCTGCAGTCTAAACTTGTCGTAACAAGCAAACGGTCCTAATCGTTTATCTTTAATTTCTTTTGTTAAAAACTTATGTTAATTTCTCCGTCAACTGCTCCGTCTATTGTAAAACCAAAAAAACTACATATAGCATCAATTCCTTGACTGAATACATCTGTAAATGCTTTAGAAATTCTTACTATTATATTTTGATAAAAATAAGAAATTGCGTTTGTCACAGCAGTCCAAGTTTGAGCCGCAAAAGTTTTTACGTTATTAAGTGTTTTCTTAAAAGAATCAATAAAGGATTCATTTAATGCTAATAAATCATTATTTAGTTTATTAAATTCTTCAAAAATTATTCTTTCCATGCCTGATAATTGAAGAGATTCACTTTCGTCTAATTTACCACCTATCGCTAATCTTATAGATGAAGCTGACCTACTTCCTGATGACTTAAACCCTACCGTTGTTTTAACTTCTTTAATATGATCCTTAGCCCATCCAATAGTAATTGGTGCAATAGGCTCAGCAAGTCCAGTATCATTAAATATCAAAAACTTATCAGCAATTGCTGTAACACCAGTGGATGAATCAATATTGACATTTCCGCTAAATTTTACTTGCCCTGTTGCGGCTTCATAAATAAGCCACTTTAAAAAATCAGGATCATTTTGAAAAACATCCCTTAAAGATTCTTGTACTTCACGATGATCTTGAGTAGCTTCTAAAACGGTTGTTAATAATACATCTTTCTGCACAGATGCTAATGTAGGCAAATAAGATTTTTCCCACCAGCCATTAAAAATTTTCTGGCCGTCATCAATGCCTTTAATTAAATTGCTTTCCCAATTTCCACGTCTATCACCAATTCCTGCTGATGCAAATTCAGCTTTTGTGTGAGCGTCTGCTGCGTCAGATATTGCTTTATCAGTTGCTGGGCGATTTGGATCTTTTTGAAAAACAATAGGCAATGTAAGTTTATTTTTGCGTATTGTATCTAATACTGTTCCTAATCTAAAAGAAACCCATGCTTCTTGAGCATTTGCTTTAAGTTTTTGAATGCCTTCTTCAGATTTAACTACATATGAAACCTTTTTTGATAAATTTTCAATAAAAGCAGGAGACACGATAGATTTCTTTTTCTCAAAGTGATTATAGTATTGAAGCGCAGCGTTAAACACATCTTTTGCTTCAGTAGTCCCGCTCATTAATTGTGAGCCACCTGTTTTTTTAACAGAAAACTTACCGCTATTTGATTTTCCTGAATATACGTCAGTCTTAGGCGTTTTATCGCTGCTTTTCCAGTCAGCACTAGTATTTACAGAATCGCTTCCTGACCAAATTAAAGGTCCTAAATTAGAATCTAATTGTTTAGCAACGCCTAAACATGTTTTCTCAAGTTTAGTAAACCATCCTGTATCAGAATCATTAAGAGATCCTTGCGCAATAGCTTGATCTTCGTCTAATCCCATAACTTGAGTATTATAAAAGTAAACAATTCCTTGTTCATATTTTGCAGCATCAAGTTTCCCGCCTAAAGATTTTTCGCTATATTCCAAACAAACATATCCCAATATATCTTTACTATTAGATGATAGATTAAATCGTTTACCGTTTTTATCTTCTATAGTTATAGAATGCGTTGTTCCCCCTTTCCAATTAATAGTAGGCGCGTTTTCATCATAATCAACTCTTTGATATTCACCATTTCCGTCAGCTCCTTGAGCAATAATTAAATTCGCAAATTCTACAGCGTCTGAATTTGAAGACGTTGTGTTTAATGTAAAACTTTTACCTCCTCCTTTTTTATACTTATCTTTAAATATACTAACTTCATTTAATATAAATTTTTGGTAGTTTAAAAGACTCATGTTTTGTGTTTTATTTTCTTTATATATTCATCGAGTCTTTCTTATCAAACCTATTGATGTTTCATGTCCTGTATACCAAGGTGAGAAACTTATAAGATTTCCATACTCAAGAATTTCATCAATTGTTGCATCGGTTACATTAAGTAACTGACATTTACGATTCTTATCACTAAAGATTAACAAATCATTAAAACCTCCATGATCTGTGTAACTTAAAATTTGAACAGCAATAAAAATGTTAACTAAATCTTCAGGTTTGGATAGGCCATGCAATATTTTTAAAATAAGATGTTGTTTACTTGATGTAAAAGATTCTGGGAATTGTGAAAGCGAGTCAATGAATTCTTTAGCTTCTTCAAAAGAAAGGTCCTTATGTTTCAATAACTTATATATGTCAAAAACTAAAATACCTTTTGTTATTCCTCTGCTTTCAATGTTTGAGTCAAAAATCTTGTTAATTTTTTCAAGTGCACATAAGCCAGTTAGCATTTTGCATTTTCCACTCAAACGACCATTTCTGCCTTTTACTTCAATCTTACGATCATATTCAGAATCATATAAATCACCTTTATCGCTTTTTGAAAGACTTGTAAAAATTGTAAAAAGTAATTCGCTAGGACCCATATCACCAGGCTGTTCCTTAAAAAGAATTTCAAAGAACTCTCTTGGTAGAGAAGAATAATGATTGGTTAAAATTTCAATAGGATCTACAAAAGATCTTAATTCGTGTGTTATGTTGATTGGATTTTTAATTTGCTCTATAAGAATATGCAAATTTTCAGGACCGCCTAAATAATAGGTTTGGATTAGATTTTTAAGTTTTGGTCCAATAACTTTTACAAGTTGTTGTGGGAGTGCATCATCAATAGCTTGATACAATTCTAAGAAAGAATCTTGAGCAACTATATTTTTGATGTTATTCAGTTTTTGCTCAAACTGTGGATCTGTAGTATGTAGATCTCCTACATATAGATCACCTATATAAACTTTTTCTATACTCATAAGGGATAATTAAAAAAGAGGGACAAAGTCCCTCTAAAGTCGTTTATTGTTTCTTATTCTGAAACATTACCTTCACTGTCAATGTAACCGATGATGTTGCTTTTACTTACACTATGAAATTCATAATCAAGTGTCATACCTTTAAAGTACTCGCGAATTCTTGCTTGTGATTCTTCAATTGTATCTGCTTTTACTAAGAAAGGCTCAATTTTTCTAATTAGCTTTCCGTCATCAGTTTCCTCAGTAGTCTTAACTCTTACTGTCCAGTGTGCCATAATAATTTGTTTAGATTAATAATATTTTAAATTATATACACAACTGTCTATTTAGTTTTCGGAATCTTTATGTTTATGAATTTCTTTCCATTCTAAAAATACACCTATTACAAGCAACAAATCTAATCCTATGCATAATGAGGTTTCAAGAACCCAATGCCAATCTGTTTGTGTCATGCTATAATGTGTACCTAGCCACATAAATGAACCCCACCTTTGTGTTCCTGTTATAAAAAAGAACTTTAAGAATTTCATTTTTTTATTTGTAGCAAGTTATTATCAATAATGATTTTTGATATCTTACGAGATATTTCTGTATCAGAAGAATAATGAATTCCTGTTAGTTCTCTACTGTTAGCAATTTTGTTTCCTAATTCTTTTAATTCAACTGAAGCATCAGGATAAAGTTTTGCGTAATGTTCACTCATCATAATACCTGCTAAAGCATGTCCACTTGGATAAGAAGCTGTCATTGCGTTAGTTCTGATAAGTGGGTATAAATCAATTTTATAATAATAAGCAAGTTGATACGGTCTTGGTCTATTAATTACGTCTTTTAAATAAAATAAGATTGCGTCGGATTGAGTTTCAACAAACAAATGTTCTTCTTCAAAAACTTTATGTCCGTATTTACCTAATAAATCAATAAAAGTTTTTGATATATTTGCTTCATCATCTATGTAACGAGCAAACGCTAAATCTTCAGGCGTAGCTTTTGACATTTTCTCAACTATAGTATCAAGATCTTTTCTTGTTTGAGATCCGCTATTAAGTGGTGTTTCTTTTACAATCGTATCAACGAATCCTTTTTCTATAAACCAATTTTTTATAGGATCGTTTTTATCGTCTGCTAACTTTTGTAAATCTTTTGGCTGATTTCCATAAACGATTTTATCAGCTTCATTGCTTGATACACTTTCGTTAACCCAACCCGAAAAATTATTAATGTATTTCATGATTAGAATTATTTTGGCATTCCTACAAGAACTTTTCTATGTGTATCTCCAGCAATATCACGATCATAAGATCCGTCTTTAAAATAAGTAATGTCTTTGTTTAATACATCACGTATTTTCTTTTCGTCTTTAACGTGAGTAAGATTTAACTTTTGTGCTAAGTCAGTATCAAGTTCAGCATAAAAACCACGAGTCTTCATAAGTTCAATCATTTTTAAGATTGCGTCCTTTTTTGCTTCACGAGAACCATCTTGGCCCATAACTGTCATCTTAACACCATGTGGTGTTTTCTTACCTCCAACTGCAACATCTGCATTAGGATCTTCATCAATATCTTTTGCTACCCAATAAGTAATGTCAGACTTTCTTAAATCTGCGCCGTTCTTAATTTCAAGATTACCGCCTTTATCAGCATATGCTACATTTACAAGATTTGCTAATTCATCAGCATAATCAGAAATGTCATTAGGCTGTAGTTCAATATACATTTGCTTAGGATATTTATCAGCAAATTTTTCATTTAAGAAACTTTCAAATGTATGTACGTATTTCATATTATTTAAGTCGTTTTTCTATCATTTTACCAAATTCATATTGATCTAATCTAAATACTATACCTGCAGCTACATTACCAATTTCATAATATAAAAGTCCATTTAAGTCAGATATGTTTTTGTTTATCATTGCAGTTATTGCATTTACCATTGCATTAGCACTAAAATTGTCTAAAGTTTTATTATTTGCTAGAAACTGAATAGCAAGTCCTTTGTTATCTACAAACGAAGCTACTGTGAATTCCATTTTAGAAAAAGAAACTTTTCCTTCATTTAAGAACTCTTCAAATGTGTGTATATTTTTCATTTTTATTTTATTTTTAATATCTTTCTTGATCTCGGTTGTCTGCATATTCAACTGCATATTCTTCAACCAAATCAGTAATCAAATCTAATACAGCATTTTTGCTACTAACTGATTTAATTTCTTTATTAAGTATATCATCAATTTTCTTAGCAGGAGTAGTTACATCTCTATCATAATCCTTATAGTATGCGGTTAATGACATGATACCTTCATTAATAACAGATTCATCTACAGATTCTTTAATACCTCTTTTCTTGATCTCCATCGTAATCTTTGCTAATAACTGTAAATCGTTATTAGACAGTCCATGCTTTACACCGTTAAATACCTTACGTAATTCTTTTAGCATACCATCGCTTAATGCAGATACATCTATATCTGTTGATTCATTTACAGATTCTTCGGATTCAAGAACTTTGCTGTTTTTCTCAACGCCTTCTTTAACGTATGACTCAAATGTTTTTATGTGTTTCATTATATTTTACCTTTTTTAACTCGGTCTCTAGAAATTGAATTAAGAAGATCTTTATCCTCTTTATTAAGTTTTGTATCTACAAGTTTTTTCCATTTACCTTCTTGTTCTTTAGGAGGCAATGTAAGAAATTGTTGAACTTCTGAATCAGCATTAAGTTTATCTAAAATCTTATTAACTCTACGATCTCTTTTCCATTTATTCCACCACTCTGCTAATTTTTCATCGGGTGTATCATATCCCGCTCTTGCCATTACTGCAGCTGCAACAATCGTAGCCTGACCTAGCAACATAACTGTTGTTATCAAATTGATGTCTTCGTTTAGAATTTCTTCTTGTTCATTTAAGAATTCTTGGTATGTTTGTAAGTTTTTCATTGTATAAAATAATTTTATGCTTCGTCAGCATCAATTTCTTCTTCTTTCTCTTCTTCCTCTTCGCCTTTAGCGTCAGCTTTTTCATCGCCTTTCACTACATCTTCTTCTTCACCAGCTGCAACGTCTTTATTGCCTTTTGTGTTTTCGTCTTCACCTTTTAAAGGAAGTTCAAGCTCATTCAAATAAGCTTCAAATGTTTTAATGTATTTCATATATTAGTTTTCTGTTATTTCTTCTGTAGTCGGAACTGCTGATTTCTTTTCTTTTTGTATTTGGCTAAGCATATATCCTGATACTGCAAATTCAATACCAGCCCATATTGCTAAATCACTAGTTGTCATAATAGTATGTTTTTCTAAAAGAAAGAACACCATACCCCATTGTCCTATAAGAAATGCAACTCCTGACTCAACACGTTTTTTTGAAAAAAAAGTGGGTCTTGAAGAATACATATTAAGTATTTCAGTCTTTAACCATTTTAAGCCTGTTAATAAGTTTTTCATTATGATTTTGTTTATTTTAAAATGTATCCTGAGATCTGATCTGTTCGGCGGCAAAGATCATCAATTGCGTCTTCACTAACCATTTCACTTGGATCCCCAGGATCCCCAATATTGTGCAAGAATACAAATCCTGCAAGATCTCCGCTTAAACCACGGATAGGAATATTTATAGATTGAACAATGCCGTTAGATATCATTTCACGTGTTGTTGCTGGGAAGCCTTGTGTATCTTGATATATGGTTAAACTATTTTCATTTAATAAACCATTTATAAGATGAGGAAATTCTGAAACCATGATATTTTGCATACCACGTTTAATCTTTTCAATACCTGGTTTGGTTGTCTCAAAACTCATTGAAAATTTTTTCATTGAATGTCCTTTAAAGAACTTTCCTCCGTTGTGAAATTGACAAATGCCAGCTCTGTCAAAATTATATTCTAATCGTAATGCTTCAATGAATTCTTGAACATACATCATGTTGTCCAAATCTTCATGTTTAACACATTCATCTTTTGCTGTTTTTTCAGCAACTTTCCTTTTATCAAGCCAATCCTTAACAACGACCGTAATGACCGCAACTGTGATTGATGATATCCCTGTGACTATAGCAACTAATATGTTTGACTCCATACCTTATAATAGCTTGTCTGCTAATTCGGTGTAATCCTTAACAAACTTACGTAATTTTTCAGCAGCTGCAATTGCCGATGGCGTTTCAGCTTTGTTTAATTTCTCTGCGTTACCTGCAGTTTCCATCTTTTCTATATATCTCTTCTTTACTGCATCTAATAATTCTTTTGCTGATTTATATTTGATAACACTGCCAAATTCACCAAGTTGCTCAAGTGTTTCAGCAACTCCACGAATCCCATCACAAAGATCTTCAAAACGTGGGTTCTGTGGATTGATACCTTTCCATCTTTTTAATGAAGACGATTCTTCATAAGGTTTATCAGTGCCACTTGTTTCCCAAAAGAATCGAGCAATATCATGCATAAATGTTTGAATGTTTGCTGTAAGAAGTTTTTCCTCAGTACCAGCTCTTTTACTATATGCAACCATTTGAGTACCAGCAAATTTTGCTCTAACTCCACGAGGCTGAATACTTACTTCAAGAACTTCTCCAAAAGAAGAATATAAGTTACCAAGTACAAATCCTTTTACATTACGAATAGGAGTCATTCTAAAGATTGCCCATTCTTTATAATCAGTATGCGTAACAACAATGTCTACTTGAATCCATCCTTCACCTTCAGGTGTTTCAACTTCCATAATAAACTTTAATGATACATCATTTGAAACTGTCATTGTTTCAGCAATATCAATAAACGAATATCTTTTATTCTTTAAGAAGTCAATCAGTTCTTTATTGTAAAGTTTAACCGTTGCGATTTCATCAGCACGACGATCTTTCCCTGTTAATTCCAAAACAGGATAAGACACCATAAAGTCTACGTCTCCGTAAACTTTGTCAGGCTGTGATACGATATCTTCTTCATACCATGTACCGCTGCCGATTGGCTTTGTAAATTCAAGAGGCGGCAGTTCAACAGTTTTACAGTGAGCTGCAAACTCTTCAGCAATAACTCGTGTCTTTTTAACGCAGTCAGCAATAATAAGAGGCTTGATAACTGTCCCTTGTGTTTTTGTTGTAGCCCAGCCACCTTCAGTCAGTAACCACTGTTCGTAAAGTTTTAATGTCATTATTCTTCTTCTTTTTTTTCGTCTTCTTCCTTCTCTTCTTCCTTTTTCTCTTCGCCTTCGCTACCAACTAAGGATTCAGCAATTCCGTAAATTGCTAAAGCAAGACCTATTCCACCAATTAAACTTTTTAAAATGACTAGTCCTGGAATACCAAATTCAGCAAGTATGCCTAAAGCACCAGTTTTAGCAAATGTTTCAGTGTAATAACCAACAGCAACACCAACGAGAGATCCAAAAACAACATATTCATAAGGAGCAGGCCCATCAGCAACTTTATTTACTAAGAAACTTGCTCGTGATAATTTGTTATTTGTAAAATCTTCAGCTTTTGCGCCTAAATCGTGAAAGTATTTAAACGGAGGCATATGACCTATTTTGCTCATCACTTTACTTACAAAGGGAATGTTTAACCCTCCTTTTTTCTCGTGACCGTGTCCTTCTTCATTAAGGGATTCAATTATATCATCAATGTTTACGCCTTTATTAATTTCCGATGTTATTTCGTTTAATATTGCATACTCAATGTAGTTTAAAAAAGATTCATTTTTATCATCAGATGAGGCAGCAGCAGCTGCAGCTTTTTCAGCGTCAGTAGAAAAACCGCTTGTGATGTACTTTGTGCCTGCGCTAATCATCTCGCCTAAATTTTTTAATTCGTCTTTAAGCTTTTTCTTTTTATCGCTATCTTTAATTAAGTTTTTGATTTTCTCGGATATCTTATCTTTATACTTGTTTACTGCTTCATTCGCAATTGCTTTTGCTTCTTCCCAAGCCTTTTTAATTGCTTCACCAATTTTTTGCATTATTGTTTTAATTGGCTTTAATATGTTTCCACCAACTTGAACCAGATTTTTAGTAGCATCACTCATTTTATCGAGTGCTTCTTTACCGCGAGATTTTATTTCTTCTTTAGCTCTATCGTATCTTTCTTTAGCTTTTTGAATAAAATTTTCTTGAATAATATCATCGTTTGATTCATATAACGAAAAGAAATCGTTGGTTAAGCCTTCTTGAATAACAAAATCTAAAACATACTGTTCTTCTTCTAAAAGATACGACTTTGATATTGTTCTCAACAAGTTTTCACGAGCTTCACTCAATTTTATTTTGCCGTATGTTTCAAATAAGAAATCTTGGTAATTTAGTAATGACATTATAATTTATTATTTTCTATATTTATTCTTTCTTAAAGTATCCTTAATAAGAATAAACAAATAAAGGGTCAAGTTCATTGACCATAATTCCCTAAAGCTTTTCCTCTCAGGCATGTTATCTGTTTCCATTTAAAGGACTTTGATTAAGTGTGTCTCCACCATCTTCTTCATCGTCATATTCTTTTCCAGGATTGTTTGTATTAGTTGACACAACTTTAACTGTCTTGCTATGTTTAATAACTTTATCCATTGACTTATCACCAATAAATTCTTCGTATGTTTTTAATGTTTTTTTCATAATCCGCCATTAGGATATTTTGCTCCTACATTAGTTTCCTGACTTGTTGGTGACGAAGAGTTCTGAGGATCTGGCCCTAATATGATTTTGCTTTTTTTCTCAGGCTTCTTATCACCTTCTTGTGGGATTTTGTTCTTAAGTTCTTTTGCGAAATCCTCAAAAGTTTTTAAGTGTCCGTTATTCATAGAGTTTAGATTTTTTTTATATATCATAAAAAAACCCTGCCGAAGCAGGGTCCTTTTTATTTATGTGGTGTAGGTATTAATTCATTGCTGCTAAACGAGGATAGTCAACTTTGACAGATGTAGCAATGTCTTCCAAATCAAGATCCTTTTTAAACAAAAGATTGGATGCGTTGATTTGTAATTGTGTGCGGTGGTCACGGTCCATACGAACTTCTTTAGGATGCGATGCAACGTAAGTAATCATATTAAAGAAGTCGTAGGCATTAATACCTGTGTTTGCTGTGCTTTTCCATTTATTTGATTTTCCTTTAATATCAATTCCATAAGATTGGTAAAAAGGTTTATCATCAAAGTAGTTGTTAATAAGACCTGTGTAAATTCCATCATCATTCAGATTTTCAAAGAATTTGCGATAATGGTAGAACTCAGCCATTGATACATTATTTTGTTGTAAGTGGTTTACAGACTGTTGTAAGATAAGAGGTACAGTTTCATTCTTAACAGATAATGCTTTTTGAATAACAGATTCTAAACGGCGGTCATTAAATTTAGCATGACTGATATCAGCGCCAAATCCATATTCTAATGCAGTGTTTCCGTTTGAGCAAGATAGTCTTTCTAAGAAAGGAGCATAATCAAATTTTAATGAGTTGAACTCAAAACGATCACCCATTTTCCATAAATCAAGTCCTGTTCCAAAAGCATCAATTTTATTTTCTTGTGTTTCATCTAACAAGATTAATTCAAATGTTTCTTTCTGAGCGTTGAAACCAAATTTCTTTAAGCTATAATCCTTTTCACTGTTTTGTAAAGAATCAGCCATCCAATCAAAGTAGTTGTTAATACCTGATGCGTCAGATTGTGTTTTCTTATCATTGTGGTAGTAGCATTCAACAATCTCAGGATTTCCTTTATCGTTCTTAACGATTTTTGCATACATTTTTGTTTCAGCTTCAGCAGATTTCAATTTCTGTGATATTAAATTAAAATCACTAGTTGTCATTTTTGAAGCAAAATCATTAAAATTAGGACGAACTTTTAAAGTGTAAAAGATACGGCCAATTGCTTTTCCTACAAGTGGAATACCTCTTAAAGAAATTCCATTGTTTAAATCAAGTTCTTTGACTTGAAATTGGATAATTTCTCGGCTGTTTAATTTTTCTAAGATGGGATTAGCATTTGCCATAATCTCCTCAATAACTCCTGTGTTTCTCATAATATTTAGATTTATTAATTATATTCAAATTTAATACAAAATTCTTGTTTATGCAAACTTTTTTGCTATAAGTTATTAACAATTTTTAAAATTGTGGTTGATGATTGTAAACTGCAATTGCGTAATCGTTAATTAATGGTCTTCCAGTATTGTAGCAACCAAATACTATTTTCCAATCATTATACTTGTCATGTAGTTGCCTTAGAAGCTTCATACTAGTATGGACATTAAATTCTATATCGTTTTTAAGGCGAGTTCGTGAGATGTCCTTATTTGGCCACATCATATCAGCAGTGCTTGGCATTATTTGCATTGGGCCTAAAGCACCTACACAAGAAGTTTGACATTGTTTATATTTCCAATGAAACGGACCTTGGTAACCTGTTTCAGAACTAGCAATTCCGTATGCGTATCTTTTAGGAACGCCGTACATTTTAGCAAACTTTTCAATTGCTTCATACATTCTTAAACATGGTGGTTCGTTTTCGGTAACACCAAATGTGTAAGCTGTTGGCAACGGAGTAACATGTTCTTGTGACGGTTTATCTTTTATTGCGTTGAAACTTACAACGATTAAAAATAAGACAGCAACTGTTAAGATTTTAAATACTTTGATTTTCATATGATTAATTTTTAAATGAATACATTTTGTTTGCGTACATCTTAAAGATGATTTGCCCTACGCTATCTTGATATATTTGAAAGGTTCCATTCTTTCTATCAATTAACATCAATTCGCCTCTTTCGTTTACGGCAACTGAAGTTTCTTTTACCATTTTCATTTCAGGATAAATGATAGTTGACTTACAAGGCTTATCATCATTTAGTTTTTGATAAATCTTGTGTGCAAAAATTCCACCTACGATTGAGATGGCAACGATTCCAATGGTTAAAAGTTTTTGTCCTTTTTCATTTAAGTTTTCTGTAATTTTCATAATAGCTAATTTTAAGTTAATTAATTGTCTTGTGCTAATTCTTCTGGTGATAAACCAAATTGATTAAGAACTTGAGATTCTGTCAAGTACTGATATTCAGTATGCTCAAAATCACCGTATTCTGTGATGACGTGATATTCATCTTCAACATTTCGCCAACCGCTACGAATTACAAAAACCTGTATTGGTTCATCACCCACCGGGTGGATTGTTTTAATCTTCGTGTCTTTGCCACGTTGAAATAAAACAGAGATAACTTGTTGTTCCATAATTGATAAATTTTAATTATAGTTAAATATAAACAAAAAAACCCATAGATAAAAATCTATGGGCATAAAGTTATTAACAATTTAATTAATCTTTATAAAACGTACAGTCAAAGTGTTCTGTTCCATAAAACCACGGAGCCCCACTGATTATTGATTTATACCCAAACGACTCAAGTCTTTCAACAATTTCTTTCGTTCTATCTTTTTTAGTTGGGTCAATAAAATCATGGAATTCTACAGATATTTGATGTATTTTGTCAAATATGTTTTTATCAAGACTTTCTAATACTTCCCATTCTGCGCCTTCAATGTCAACTTTTAATACATCAATTTTCTCTAAGTTATATTTTTCAAAAATTTCAGATATTTTTATCGTAGGCACAGTAAACCTCTCAGTTGTGTTTCCTGGCTTTGCCAAAGATACACTGTTTTCATCAAACACAAATGAACCTAAAGATCCATCATTAACAGCAACAACAAAAGATACTGTTGCGTCATTGCGTTGTTCAGAACAAACTGCTGTATTAAGTATGAATGTATTATCATCGTTAAGATTTTTAATTTTTTCATAATTAAGTGGATTTGCCTCGACACCTATATATGTGCCATACTCAAATTGATTTTTAAAATCTCTTAAGAATCCACCTTCACTGCATCCAAGATCGACAATAACAGGATTTTTACTTAATTTGTCAGGGAAAAACGTGTGTTCATTAATAGTAACAGTATTCATAATTTTTTTTATATTTTCTATTTTGTATAACTTGTCTAATGTAAAATGTCTATCTTCATAACCTATAAAAGGCCAGCCTTCTGGTAAATTTCCATTTCTTATTTCTTTTAAAAGAATTGCATTTAAAACTCCTTGGTCACCACAGTTCATATTGTAGCCAGGGTGATTAATAGGTTGTTCTCTATAAAAGAACTCATCGTGTTTCATCCAACTAAGCCATTCTTCTAGCAGATTTTTTACATAATCAGTTTTCTTACAGATTATTAATGCAGCATTCATTTGTGGGTACTGCACGTAATTATCAGCAGCGCTACCTAATATTTTTTCAAACACACTAGAAGGAGTTGTGTTACCAATTAGCCAGCTAGGATTTTCAAACGGCACAAATATATCAGTTTTTATATCGTATAATATATCTATTGATAAGTTTCTTGCTGATTCTTTTCCTGTCAAATAATATGGGCATTTATCAATATTACCATCTCTCCAATAAATAATATCGCAATCCGATTCTTCCATCGTTTTTAATATAAGATATGGCTTAAAAGCGCCATATCCTACATTATGGTATCCTGGGTTAAACCGTGTTTCAAAAATCTCAGGGTCATATTCTCTTCGGAATTCTTCAGGGATATCGTCTACTGTATAAATCGTTACTTTGTCAAAGCATTGACTATATTCGTTAATTAATCTTTGTTTTAAATGTCCTAATGGTAATCCTTTGTCAAAAGGTTCACCTTGCGTAATAAATGATATACAATGAACTTTATTCATCATTCTTTTTTATAACAAATAAAACATTATCAGGCTTACTTGTGCCTGGCATATCTAAGTAAACACAGTTATAATCTGTTAACTCAGGCATTATCTCTGGATTCCAATTGCTAAATAAGGATGTTAATTGTTGTCCTTTTAGTAAATCCTCAATTATGTAATATCCTCCTGGTTTTAATCTTTTGAATAATTTTCTTAAAACAAAAAAGTTTACAGCATGATCATGTAAGCCATCGTCAATGATAACATCAAACATTGTTTCATTAGGTAAGAAAGAAATTAAGTCATCTTGTAATTGGTCAAGATAAAAGGTAGTTATTCTTTCTTCTTCAAATAAGATTCTTTTATCAACATCACAACCCCAAATTTGAGCGTTTTTAAAATAATCTCGCCAACCTCTTAAAGAAGCACCTGGAGTCCCGCCTGGACCCATACTTGACAAAACATCAGTATTGTTTGTGCCTATTCCTATTTCCAAAACATTTTCAACTGACAACTTAATATCTGAAAATAAAGCTTGATACGCTTTTGTGTAATTGTGAATATTACTTTTATCACTATTATAATCTTTCATTAATTGACACAAATCAGTCCACACGCCTGTTCTTAAGTTTTCGTTAATTTTTTCTACTTCTTTATCCATTTTATTTGTTTTAATAATTATAAGACTTTATTTATGACCAGAAATTTAATGCTGATTCCCAATTACCTTTGTGTACTTCGCATATATCAGGTCTTCTTAAAGCGCATACAGTAAGGAACGACTGATCTTGGTCCATAAGATTTTTACTTATTGATTCATCAAGTAAGTTTTCGTATTCATTAACGAATTCAATAATAGCATCTTTATTGCCTCCCCATGATGTTCCAATAATTCTTACATTATGTCCTTTGTAGAATTTTTCTAATTCAAGATCGGATTCTTTAGGCTCATTAATGTAAATTAAATGTATCTTATTATCTGTAATGTTTAACTTAGGGAATTTTTTGTTAATCAAGTCAACTCTGTTATTCATATGATAAACACCAGCATCTAGCCACATAAAGTTTTCAGTGTTAAACGGATTCTCAACCGTAGCTCTTTTAACAAACTGAACTTTTTCGTGCATTAAGATATTATAATCTGGGTACTTTATTTGTGGGTGATTAGGCACAGTTTGATTTTCCAAAAATTCATTAGTACTCATAACAGATATAATGTCCTTTCCATACTTAATGTTTGTAACTAATTCAGAAAATTTAAGTGGTATGATTTTTGTTTTATCAGCTCTATCTTTTCTTACTTCTTCAATAAACTCAACATCAGAAGGGTCAACGTAAATAACCATAGGAGAGTCAAAAGAAAGTATTGATCTCATCCAATTTTTATATTCTTGGAATGGCCTGCTAAAACCTTTCCAGTTTTCCCTTTTTAAATCATAAAGAGCAGTAATAACAGTTGTGTTATCAACAACTTTTTCTGAAGCAATTCCTAATTCATTTAACAATTTGTCTTTCCAAGGCTGATAACGATCATACTGATGTACAATTGCGTATGGCTCATTTTGTTGGTTACAAACTTTTCCATCAACCATTTTAGGCAATAACACAAGCATGTTTTCAACAAATGTGCCTTTACGGAATCTTTCATATGAATTATAAGGTGTTCTTGCAGACGAAGACCAATTAGGATCATTCATAGGAATCGCAATAAGTGTTCCAAGATTTGCTGTCCAAGATTCATCAGCACGAGGTATGTTTGTTATACCAGAAAATACTTTACGAACTGCAATGTTATGAAAGTGCTGGTCATTAAATCCATCTGGCGCACCAGAATAAAAAGACATTTCAAAAATTGTAATGAAAAGATCTGCTATAGCAGTTTTTCTTCCAGCAATCACACCAGAACAAAGTGTTTCATAATTTTTAAGTTCGTCAAACATTTCTTTACCAAAATGTTTTTGTAAGCCATCACCGTTCCAATCTTCATGATTGTAAGTTATGCCTTCAGCACTTGCTAATATGTGATGTTTTTCCAATCCACGTTTCATCCATGTTGTGGGATCTTCTTGAAATATTACATCACGAATATCTGTATGTAATACGTATTCAACACTTTCCAACGTTTCATTGCCTAAAGTAATTGCGTAATCAGCAAACCTTTGTGTTGCTACGTGATTAAGACCATTTGGGATTCCTTTATAAATTGAAATGTTGTTCTCAATTAAGTAATCTTCAACTTCTTTATTATCATCATACTTAAATGCTAAAACGCCACCAGTATATCCTGTGTTTTTTAAACTTTCAACCCAAGGACGGATATCGTCAATCCCATATCCTTGTAGAGCAGTTATGATAAGTGTATCTCTGCCGTTTGTTATTTCTTTTTCCATATTATTCCTATTTGCCAATTAAACCAATTAAATTGTACACCATAATGAAGCCCTTCTTTGAATTCATTATAGTCATTTTTCCAAAACCCTATTGTAGGTAAAACAAAATATACATGTCCTTTAAAATTAAATGTTTCTATCATAAAGCTAAATATGTATTTTCAACAGATTCCTTTTTAGCTTTAAGATATTTCTGTAAATTTTCTTGAGAATACGTTCCTTTTGCGTTTTCAGAATACCAAAGATTTTTACGAATTCTACCTGAATGAACTGGGTTATATCCCATTTCAAGAAGCTGTTGACACGCAGCAGAAGAATCATCATATTTACCAGCCCAATAAGCGGCAATAGAATATTCATCAGTTGATATTCCTTCATATATTGCAGCTGCAATAAAAAGTAAATCACCCGATGGATAATCTGTACTTGCACAAACTTTTAAAAGTTGATACGCATGTTGCCACATTTGTCTTTTCTTATATTCCATAGCTAATTGGAATATCGGTTCAACTCTCCAAGGACGCATCATCCAAGCTGCTAAACTTTTTTCAGCTATTTGTTGAATTGTGTATGATTTATCATCACGTTCAACCATTGAACACATGCACCAGCCAATCATGTAAGCAGCAAAGAATTTTTCTTCATCCCAAGTACTACATCCAGAACATTTTGTGTACCACTCAATTGCTTTATCATATACACCAGTATCACGATATGATTGTGCAAGATAAAACATATAGCGATGATTTTCAGGTTCATCAATTAAGCCTTGCTCAAGCAGAGCAATATCACGTGTGAATTTGTCACCTTTAGATCCACCGTCACTAACATCGTTAAAGAAAATACTATTAAGTGCACCACGTTGTTTCATTCCTTCTTTAGGGGAATAATATTCGTGTGTTACACCAATACATTTCCAATCTTTACTACTATTTAAGATTCTGAAATTGTAATAACGTGTTCCGCCATTTTCTTGTTCAACATCATATCCACAAACATCAGGATTTAATTGGTCTTTACTAAATCCGTTATCTATAAGAACCATATCGGCATCGGTTAACAATGTCCATTCGCCCCATTCTTTAGCAAGTTCTAAAGCTTCATTACGGTTATGACCAAAGTTTACCCAAGGCTTTTCAATTAGTTCACCAGGTTTATCTTTAAGTAATTTTTTAATGATTTCTTGAGTTCCGTCCGTGGAACCGGTGTCAACAATACACCAAGTATCTATCAGATGATAAACACTACTTATACATCTCTCAATGATTCGTGACTCATTCTTCACGATCATATTCAAGCAAATGCGATTTTCTGCCATGTTAAATTATTTTATTATTTATTCACCTTTTAGGATTGCCTTTTCTGACTTCTTATAATACTTTTTCTTTGGTATATAAAGTTTAGCACTTAAGCTAGAAGCAGCATTTGCTGACAATTCAGTTCTTAACTCACCACGAAAAATTGCTTTAAGCAATTCCCATCTGGTAGCAACGATATCTAAAACGTAACTACCGTCAGTATTTTTTGTTGTTTTAATGTGATTATATTCTTTCATAATTAAAATGATAATTTTTTTGGGTTATTGTGACCAGCTATAATGTTTGAACTTGTATCGTAATCAATAGTTATTAGATTTTTAAAAGTTTCAAAACTCATGAATTCTTTATGTTCAGTTTTTTGTAAAACACACCAGATAAGTGGGTCACCCCAAGAATCTTGATGTCTTAAATCTAAAATCTTATAACCAAATTTTTCAAATTCTTTAAAAAACTCATCAGTATAAAAATATCTACAATGATTTTTCCAATAGCCTGTTAAAGGGACGTCATGTAATGATATCCCACCAACATTAACCCAGTCATGTATATTTTTCCAACAGTTATATTGTCCATCTTCATATTCAACATGTTCAGACGTTCCAAAATTTGTTAAAATGTCTGCGCTAAACATATCAGGCTTATGTTTAGATAAATCAAAAACTGTAATGTTTTCTTCTTGATGCAAGTCAACTGATAAGTATGACGCAAACGATTTATCTAAAACATCTCTTATGTATCTTATGTCCATAGTCCCCCAAGTTTCTTGCTTACCTAATTCAATAAAAGTTTTTGTTCTAGAATCGGTTACGTAATTATCAATTACGTTAATTAAATCATTAAATGTTTTTGCATTAACACCCATATCTTAAAGTATTTCTTTGTTATTTTCGAGCCAATGCTCAAACTCACGATTAAAAACTTTCGTGAATTCTTTTTTCATTTTTTTCTTTTTCTTACGAGGCATGTTTTTTAAATCGTAAGCAGCTGGGAAGATGTTTAACACAGCTTCAATTGGAATTGTAACTTTCATAACTATTCTTGAAAATGTTCAAGCGAATATTGCCACTTCTCAAGGTTAGGATCGTGACCTTCAGGCTGTAAAAAACGAATATACACCTCAGTGGATCCTTGTAGATGATATCTTTCAATACCCAAATCATCGGTTTGATTATTAATAAAAAGAGGCAGTCTTGCTTCTTTAATTTCGGTTACTAATTTATTGATGTGCTCTGCGGCTACTGGGTTATAAGCATCAATAAAAAAATCAAAGATTAAATGTTTCATTCTGTTATGTTTATAGTTAATTCCTTATCAATTGCCCAACCCATAGATTGATGATATGTTATCCATCCTGGGAGGTCTTTACGGATAATCATTGAGGCATGACTTATATCCGCTTTTTTAGTTGAACGAGTGATACAATAAAAGAACCAATCATCACGTAGGTCTTGATGAAACTCTACACGATGCGGTGATCCTTTCTTTTTCATAATACATACAGGATCTTTTGTAAGATAATGTACGTAATCGTCAAATTGTTTTTCTTGTTTTTTTGTTACTTCCTTTTTCATATGCACTTACCTGCATTATCAAAATTATCTCTAATGTTAAACCAGAGATCTTTATCAACTCCGATCATTGTGAAGCCTGCGAATCTTGGAAAACAGATTCTTACTTTTAATTTCAATGATTCTGGAGCGTCAACCGATGGATCCTTTGTCCATTCTAAAAATTCATCAACTGATTCTAGTCGAACGAATACGAAAAAATTCATTATTCAGCATATTCTTTTTCACGTGGTAAAGAAACCACTTTGATGTCGCCATTTAATTTAGCGATAGTCTTTAAGATCATTTCCTTATACTCAGATGGGTATACATCTTCGCTAACAAAAGATGACTTGCGATAAACAGGAACAATGACTGCTTCGTTTTTCATTGGAGAAATTTCCAAAACTTTAAACAATGAAAGAGCAACTCCATTTTTATCTTCAAAAGATTTTGAAATAAAATCTCCTTCAGTAATTGGAACTAATGCTTGCTTTTCCTTTTCAGCATTTAAAAAGACAGCAGTTTTTGCTTTCCCGTTTTCATCAAGTATTACAGTTGATCTTTTAAGATCGGCAAAACTCATTAAGCTTTCCCATAAGCAAGGTACACCAGTTCTTGTTCTTGCAATTTTAATCGTTTTAGTAGTTAATTCTTTTTCCATGATTATTGAATAAAAAAGTATTTAGTTAATATTTCTCGAGATACTTCTTGAGTAATTGTTTCACCAGAATTTATCAATTCTTGAACATCTTGTATAAATTTAATACCTGCAGTTGTTGGCAGCATTGTTCCGCTTGATATTAAGAACAGAGGATCGCGAAGTTGAAAGAATAATGGATTTTTAGGTTGTGTAGATTGAATGCTTTCTGCGACATTAAAATGTCTTTCATAATAGTGAATGTTATCCGCAGAGTGATAATACATACCTAATTCTAATTCAGGATATGTTTTTCTTAACCAGTGCCATACTGATTGTTGAATGAAAGCAAAGAAAGGTGCGTCATAAGATAAACCATAAAAGATATCGTTAGATCTCATTTGAACTTTCATGTTTAGTTTATTATCACGAACCCAAAAGTTAAGATACATTGTGCAAACAAAATCCTTATTTCCTTCATATTGGAATTTAGGTTGATTCACAAAAGCAATTGCTTGTCTTGAATTAATATCAGCTTTTAATGTATCAAGAACCCATTGAAGTTGGTCACCAAATAATAACTTACCGTAGTTTGAATTAACGTTACCTGCGTGATCTGCAATGCGATTCCAGAAAGATGAGAAATTGTTAATGTAAGATATGTTACTGTCTTTTAATAAATACCAGGCCATTTCACCCATAAAGTATTTAAAGTTAAAAGGGCGATCCTCAAAATCCATTAAAGGGAAGCTAGGAGATAACTTTAATGTATGCATATGCAATTCCCTAACCTTTAAACCGCGAGGAGCTGATTCAGAACCTTCCTCATTGATTTTATTTAATAAACGATAAACTTCTTCGTTAGCAGATTGCATCTTTGATAATTCCGCAGATGGTGTCAATTGAAATGTATTCGTTTCCGTCATTTACTTTTATTTTTAATTTGTTTTTAATAAGTGAGTTATCAACTGCTTCGTTAAATAACTTCATTTCTTTTACTTTTTTCTTGCGGTCAGTTGTAAATGATTGTCCATCATCTTGTTTTAATATAAAGTCAACATCAGCATGCAAATAAATTAAATAGACATCAGGGTCATTAGCAAAATATCTTTTTTCAAGATCAGGAATCCACGTATCAGGATTGCTATCCCGATACATTGGTCCGTAAACATATTCACCTATATGTGAACGATTCCAGATATAAATTCCATCTTCAAAATAGTTTGCGCCGTAGATATGACGAAGATTACTTTGAACAGACATTTCAGCGTTAAATGTTTTAACTTGATATTCTGTTTTTTCTTCATTCGTTTCACCTTTCGGAAACCCCCAATGAACTCTAATTAAGTGAGGATAATCAGCAGCGATATGATTTATAATCGTATCTTTGCCACAACGATCCAATCCTTCAAAAATTAATAATTTCATTTACTTTAAATTTTATATACACAAATACGTATTTAGTTCTGTTTAGAACAATACAGCTGTTTTGATTGAAGCCTCAGCAAAATCAATCTTTTTAGAAATGTTATTCTGTTTAACAAAATCACCACCGAATTCTGTAATCTCGCCGTTTAAGAATCTTATAACTTCAGATGTCCAATCAGTTGCTGTTTTAACAGGGACATTTTGACAGATATGATTGTTTACATTACCCATCATTTCAAAATCATGAGGAAGACCCATTAGCCACATTGCCTCACGTAATGTAATTCCGCGTTCAGTACCTGGACGAATGATTGCAGAATTTTTAGCAATGATTGAGTTTGTTGCTGTTTTAAATGCAAGTGGAGTTCCATCCCACCAGCCTTTGTTTTCAGCTTCTTTTTTCTTTGTGTGATTTAAGAACTTAACCATTCCTTCATCACCAATGCTTTCACCAAACTCAATTGCTTTATCTCTTAAACCTTTAGCATGAATCCATTGAAAAACTGTGTTTAATTTTGGATCTTCAGCAAGTGCTTCAAGACTAAAACCTTCACTTTTTATAAACTTAACCCAATTGTTATCAGTCAAGTCAGCCATAAACGGTTTATCCATATAAGATGCGCCTTCAGGAATTTGGTCCAAGTAATCACCTAACATTGGAGATTCTTTTTCAAAATAGTTTAAGATTGGAGCATCACTGCCTTTCCAAAAGAAGTAAAATGTTCTTTGACGATGTTGTGGAATTCCATGTAAAAACGTATCAGTTTTAATCATTGAGAAAGAATACCCATATTCTTTACCAATTACTCTTAACTTTTCAACAACACCAGCACCCATGTTAGTATATAATCCTGGAGCATTTTCACCCCATAAAACTTTAGGACTAACTTTCTCAAGAACAAGACGAGCTGTTTTATACATCCAGTCATTCTGAACAGCATCAGACCCACGAGCAGAAGCTGTTTCTTTATTGTTATTTGAGTTTAACATTGAAAGACCTGCGCAAGGGCAAACTGCAGAAACAAAATCAACTTCTTCAAATAGATCTGCTCTAAAAGCAGATTCATATTCTACTTCTCCAGTTTCTTCATTAACAACAGTTGGCATAATTTCATTTGTATCACCGTCAGCAAGCACATAAGGAGTTTCATTGTAACGGTTTACACAATGTTTGTCATTTGCAGCAAATGCTTCATAAGATAAAATAAATGTAGGTTTCTCTCCTGTTGCGTTTTCATTTGCGATTGTCATACCACCGATAAGTGGAACAACAACACCATACTTAATTTTCTTTTTCATTTAAAATAGTTTAACTGTTTTTTTAACGACTCTTTTTAATTCTTCAGTATAGCCTGGTGCGATACTGAATGGCAAATCATGTTTCTTTAAAAAAGTATCAAGAATGTTAGCAAAGAAATCTCCTTGACGAACGCCTAATAAAAACTTAACTTGTAATTCTTTAACAAGTTTAATTCTTACTTCAGGATTTTCATCAAGATACTTTATTTTTTTATACATATCAGCAGGATCTTTAACCCTTAAGAAATGGTCTTTAGGAATTGTTGAAAACTGAGTATCGTATTTTGGATGGAAGAATGGCAAACATCCAACTCGGATCATTTCAACATATTTACCAGTAACCCAATCTGGGCGAATAGGAATTACTAATGTATATCTTGTGTTGATAAAAGCTTCGTCAATTTCCGTGTGAGGAATCAGACCTTTAAATTGTTGGTGATCTTTTGTAAAGTAATCAGTCCATCTTCCGTAGATATGATAATCTTCAGAATCTGGTTGGTTAAGAACCCATTTCTTTAATTCGTCAAAACGGAAATCTTTAGTTGCGTTTTCACCGTATGAAGATTGCATTGCAGATATCGCAAATTTAATTGTTCTTTCATTATCTGGAGCAACAGCTCTTTCACCAACTAATCCTAATCTCTCAATTCCTGAGTAAGTAATTTTAATTGGTGTCATAACTTCTGGTGAATACGGATCGTGTTCTGTGATTGCTGTAAATTCACAAACATCATTGTACTGAGAAATAAATTCTAACGGACGGTTTGCGCTATCACGTCTTTTCAATTTACGAGTACAGTAACGAGGGTCAGTAGCAATTACAAAGTAAGGAAGTTTTGACATATTCAAGTAATACACAATTGGAGCTGCGTAGCGTCCAGTCATTGCTAATACTGAATTCTTTTTTGTTGGATCGGTTTTCTTATATAAGAAATTTGGCATATTTACAATAGTGTATCCTTGAGCAAGAAACCCAATACCAAAATCAGGTTGAGGTAAATCCTTTAATGCTTCATATACATTAGTGTACTTTTCCCATTCATCATCAGAAATAACTCCTGAAAGATTAGGAGTTCTTAATCCTAATTCTGAATAAACATCAAAGATAACTCCACGAGGATCAAGATCAGCTTTTTCTTCATCGGTTAATTTATCCCAATCGGATTTTTGAACAATTAAAACTTGGTCAACATTTTCATTATGTGTTAGAGCCCATACAGATTTATAGTACTCAATTGAACCGTCGTTTCTTTTTATGTTATCTTTTTTTAATTTAATTGCGGATCCCATTGGAAAGATCGCAATTCGCAGGCCTGTAGTTTTCATTAATTAAAAATTTTGCGGAGAGTAAACAATTTTAAAGTTTTTTATTTTGTATTTATTATCTTCAAAAAAAGCTAGTGCTGCGTTTAACCCAAAGATGCTATCCTCGTGAATCACAACCCAATCTTTATCAGGATTAAAGTTTTTCTCAATTCTTGAGAATGCATAGTTGTATAAATCTGGAGCAGGTTTACGGTTTACGCCAAGATAAACGTCAGATCCTACGACTGTATCAAAGTTATGACGTAAATCAAATTTTTCCAATAAAGTTTCAATTACGTCAGTTGTTGTGTTTGAAACAATGTAATGTTTTTCGTATGGGTCAAAATCTGTTTTAAGAACTTTAACATCTTCCCAATAAGTATCAAGATAGACTTCGTTCTTAACTCGTTTTACCTCACGCATTGTCTTTTCAGTAAATCCTAATTGAGCCATATAAGCATTAGCATTAGCGTAAAGTTTTTTATCAAAATCACCACGAGGTAAATCAATGTCAACAACTTTCTTTAAAGCAAAACTATAAGAAAGATAAATTGCTGGACGAGTCAAAACTATTGTATCGTCCCAATCGTAAAAATTGTGTATCATATTGTTAATTATTAGCGTTTTCTTTAATATACTTTAAAACTGTTGGGATATCTTCATAAAAAGTAATATCAGTCCATTTAATACTTAACGGTTCAAATGCTTTCTTTTTTGATGAATTAAAGAAGTCAGTTATTTCATATTCACCACGAGGCGAAATTTCCATTGTGTTAACTTTTTCTAATTCTTCATATTTCAACATCATGTAACCACAGTAATATTCACCACTAGAAAAATTATGAGGTTTCTCAATTATTTTGTTTTCATCAAGGTTAACATAAGCAAGGCGTAAGTTAAGTTCTGAATCTGGATAGTATTTAAAAGTAGCTTTGGCAGTTGCGCCGTCTGGGAATGTTGTATCAATTTTTCCACTGTAATAGTTATCACCTGAAAGAATAATAAAATCATCTTTTATTTTACCTGCAGCCGATCTTATAGCAGCTGCAGGTCCATATTCATCAGGGTTTTGGAAAACGAACTCAATGTTTTCACTATAATAAGGAGAACCCAATAATCTATGCATTACAGGTTGAATGATCTTATCACGATTGCTGATGTAAACATCACTTTTATTAATCACAATAACGATCTTACCAGTAATTCCATTTTCAGCTAAGAACTTTAAGGAATGTTCAGTTAATGTTAAAGAATCAAAAGGGATAAGTAATTTGTTTTCTCCAAATCTTTGTGACCTACCTGCAGCTAGTATTATTGCATCCATGTTATTTGTTGTTTAATCTGTTAAATAATTCTTTAACCCAACCTAAAGCAATGTGACAACGATTAACATCACGTTGAGCTTGATACGGGATCATTCTGATTAAGTGAATGATACAATAGAAGTATGCTTTAGACCTTGCTTGTTCTCCAACGAACCCTGTGTAAAAGTAAAGTACTCTTTCAAATTCTTCTTCAACATTTTGGATTGCTTCTTCTGGGTTATCCCAACTTTCATATTTTGTAATGATTGATTGTGTAAGTTTTCCTAAGTCAAGTTCAACAGGACCCCAAACATAATCATTATCAAAATCAATAAACTTAACATCAAAGTTATAAAACAAAATGTTTTCGTATGTAAGATCTCCGTGGAAATATCTTGCAAAGAAATATGGTCTGATTGTTTCATAATTTGTTTCTAAGTAGTTTTTCATATCTTCAAAAACTGAAGTATCTAAACCGTACTTTTCTAAATCAGATTTCTTTGCGTAAATTTTTGCATCAATGAAAGACTTAAACCATTCGTCCCAATCTCTAGATGGATTTTCTGAATCTATTGTTTCATTTTCAATACTGTACATATTGTTTACATATTCAAAAACGTAAGGTAATACCACACTTCTTTGGTAAGTATCAAATTGGTTGATTCCTTTATGTTTTTCTAAATACTCAATACTGAATTTATGAGAAGAGAATTCGTATACCTGTGGGATAGCAGGTTTAACGTTTTCAATATTACCCAAATCGGATAATGTTTGATATTGCCAAGCAAACTTGTTTAATTGAGTTTGGTTTGCGTCAGCAGGTAATGTTTTTTCGATAGTATTTTCTTTAATACTAACTGCAGCAAATGAGTGACCAATTGTTTTGATTCCTTCATCGCGTTTAACTTCAAAAGATTGTGCCATAGTTATTTCTGAATAAGGTTTTTTATCGTTTACTAAATATCTTGGTCCTGGTGGTAAACCCATAACCAATGAATCATATTTTATGTTTTGTTTTGCTAGAGCTTTAACTAACAGATCCTTATCCACAGGATTTCTACTTGTCGTTAATACAACATAAGCATTATCAGCATACCATTCATCTAGTTTCTCTAATGCACCGTCAAGTAAAACAATATCTTTTGAGTAATCAGGAATGTTCTCATGTTGGATAATAGTTCCGTCAATATCACATAAGATGCTGCAGCCTTTCTTTAGAGTAAAAAGGTTATGTAGTCTTTTAGGATTATTGAAATTGTCAGTCATAATTTATTCAATTGTGTAGTTTAATTTTTGAGCATCATCATAAAACATTTGAACTGTATCTAATGAATACTCACTTAAATCTTTACCGTGTAATGATAATTTTTTAATGATATCATCAGTACAAGTAATAATATGACAACCGATAGAGTCAGCCTGGAAAATGTTTAACAATTCACGAGGAGATGCCCAAATTAATTCAACTTGTGGGTAAGCACCTAACGTAGTCATTGTTTCTGTCATAATATCCATTGGGTCAATTCCAGTGTCAGCAATACGGCCAGCAAATATAGATATATATGCGGCTGGGGAATTTGCTAATGCAGGCAAGATATGATTAACTTGTTCAGTTGTCATCATAGCAGTTACGTTTATTTTAACTCCTTCATCAGATAATCTTTTTACGATATCGTAAACTGTTTCACCTTTTGTGTTTGTGATTGGAATTTTAACATAAACGTTTTCGCCCCAAGAAGCAATAGTTTTTGCTTGTGTGTACATTTCTTCAAGATCATCAGATACAACTTCAACTGAAAACGATTTTTCATTGACTGTCTGTAACATTCTTTTAATGAATGAAGAATAATCAGTAACACCTGATTTTTGAATTAATGTAGGATTTGTCGTTAAACCAGAAATCATTTCTGAATTGTTACGGTCAATCATACTTTGTTCGTTTGCGCCGTCTGCGAAGATTTTTACTCTCATACTTATAAATTTTGAATTTTATATTATATACATTTTTCTTAAATAGTTCTGCCTACTTCCAAAGATAATCTTTGAATAGCTCAGTGTTAACAAGTTTCTCTTTCCAGTTGTCAACCCAATCATCAACTTGGAAATGTTTCTTTAGATCTTTTAAAACTTTTAATCTTTCAGATTCATTGTTATCGTAAAACTCAATTAGCTTTTGTAATTCTTCAGGATTTTTTGCAGTTAGCTTATCTTGAAATTCTTTTGGTATCCACAAATAGGCTGGGTCATATAAGTCATCAAAAAGAGGAAGAACACCAAAGTACAAATATTGCATATGACGATATGTGAATCCACCATTTGCTGATACATTACGAGCAATGAACGCAGTCTTGCATCTTTTAAGAACTCTCATATATTCTTCGTTCGGCATAAAATCACCACAGAAGTTTGGATGTTTCATTACATCAGATTTAAGATTCTCAAAAGATTCTTTATCCATTCCTAAAATCAAACTTACTTTAAAATAGAGTTTAGCACCAGGATATGAAAAGTCTTTAAAGAAATCTCTCCAGATATATTTTCGTTTACCTTTATCGTTAAGCAAGGATCCCGCAAAAAAGAAAGGAATCTTTTCTTCTTTAACTTCAAATTCTTCAAGAAGATTCTTTTTCGTTGGCGTAATGTTTTGCCAATGAGGTTCAAACACAAGATGCTGTAATTCGGCAATTGGGAATCCATACAGTTCTCGTAAATGACGGTGGTCATCAGTGAAATACCAAAAGCGATGTTTCAATCCTTTAAACTTAAAGAAAGGAATTGCAGCAGATGGGTCCATGATAAGTGGGTGAATTATTGCATCGTTACTTTTACTAATGTATTCAATTACGGATAACATAATGTTCTTATACATATAACGGAATGCAAGTGGAGATAGTCCTTTTGCAGTTGGGTTAAACAACTTATTGTTAACTCTTTCAATTTCTTCAAGAACTCTAGGATCTTCATCATCAAAGCTATCAAAGTAATCATTAAACAATTCCTTTAATTTTGGGTGTGATGTTTGTGGGTTGAACGGTAACATCAAGTTGTGATTATCAACGATTAAGATATCCGAAAATTGGTATTCATCTTTAAAGAACTTTTCAATTTCCAAGTCAATCAAGTTTTGATTATATATGTCAGAAGTTTCAAGTTCTTTTTTTCTTTTTAGATTTGCTGACTTAAAATCATTGTACTTACCTTTGTTTAATCGGTAAACGTTTTTAAAGCCACATTCTTCAATGTGTTTAAGGCCACCTTCGTAAAAGTAATAAACATTGAATTTTTCTTTTAGTACTTCAACAAGCGGGTAAACATATCCGTATGTATATTCGCGGGTTTTCATTTGACTTACCGTAATCAAGATATTCTTCTTGTTCGGATCATTTTCTATAAAGCCAATTTTTTCAAACATTGATTGTAAAATTAGTAAAGAAGATCAGATATAGTCTTCTCATGTATTAATAATAGTTTAATTAGTTATCTATTGTGTAAAAGATAAAGGTCCTTTAGATGTCATTATTATCAGCTTCATTTAATGACATAAGGTAGTTAACCGCGTCAGGTGGACCTATAAGAGCATCAGCTTTTTGATAAAACTTTAAATGCTCAGGATATTTTTCAAGCTCTTCAATTAATTCGTTTAAAGGAGGAACTCGTTTTTTGTTAAAACTCATTTTAAATTTATTGTATTTATATTCACAAATTTAAGGATAGTTTTTAACATAAAAAAGAGGGACCGTAGTCCCTCTTGACACCTAGCACAACGGCTAAGCGGTTGCGTTATTGATTATTGCAGAAATTACATGTTCCTTTACAGCGGATTCATCTAATGACTCTGGTACACTGATAAACAGAGAACCTAAATTAGTTATCTCGATTAAGGTTGAATAGTTTGAACAGTTATTACACCAAAAAAGGCTTGACTTGCGCTAGGTGATAGTATTCCTAATTGACCATTTGCTATAGTAACAGTTGTCAACCCGGAAAGCAAGAATGAATCTGCACCAATACTTGTAACTGAATTTGGAATTACTACATTTAACAATGCAATACAACTTCTGAATGCAAAATTACCAATACTTGTAACCGAATTTGGAATTGTTATAGTTGCCAATGCAGCACAAGCCCAGAACGCATAAGCACCAATGCTTGTAACTGAATTTGGAATTGTTATAGTTGTCAATGATGAACAACTGTCGAACGATCTGAGACCAATACTTGTAAGTGTTGAATTAGGTGAAAATGTTACAGATGTCAACCCGCTACACTGTAAGAAAGCATCAGTACCAATACTTGTAACTGAATTTCCAACTGTAACTTCGATTAAACTACCTGCAGAAGGGACTGCACTTGCTGGTATAGTAGTTATAATAGCTGTATATGAATAATTTAGCAAAGAAGTATCTAACGTAAAAGTAACTCCATTCCATACTAAACTAGCTCCTTGAGATGTATTA